GTCGATGGCTATGCTGAATGTTTAGAAGAAACAAGCTGTATTGGCTATGTCGCTAGTGGCTATATGGTCGATGGCTATGCTGAATGTAAAGAGGAAGCAAATGGTCAAGATCTTTATGGCAGTTGTATTCTTGAGAGCTCTAGTAGCTTAGATATTTTAGCAAAGATACTTAGTTCAAAAGCTATACTAGAAGGCTCTGCTAAACTTAAAGGCTCTACAGGTCATAGAATAGCTGAATGGCTTTTTGAAACTGATTTAACTGATACTGTTTCTAATACTCCTACTTATGGTAAGAATTATGAAATATTGAATGGTTGTGTCAATGCTTTAAATCTTCAAGCTAATAGTGGTATGCACTTTGTTTTTAATGACTTACCATTTTCTTTAAATGATTACACTGTTGATATAAATATTAAATTTGGACCCTTAATATCTGGTCTTGATGAGCGAATTTATAGAAACAGAGCTTTAGACTCTATAGAATATCTTTTTATAGATACTGATTTAAGTAGACTATATTATGGTCTTTCAGGATATGGTGGTTGGGTTCTTGTAGATATAAAACCTTATTCTAGTCATAGAATAACTTTTACTAAAGTTCATAAGGACTCTTATTATTATATAGCTATTTATCTAGATGGTAATATGCTTACTAGCTTTAGTCGTAGCACAAATGTTGAATTATCCGATCCTAATGGAGAAGTTAGCTTTGGATCTTATTTTCAAGTAGGCAATTACTATGACTCTACTAATATGCTTTATAAGTTAACTATTTATGATGAAGTTTTAAGACCTTTAACTTTACCAGAGTATAAAACTTGTAGCTTACTGTCCGGTAATACTGAAGTTAATATAAATATTCCAGTACCTTATTTTGAACAGCTATTTGATAATCACAGTATAGAAGATACTTATAATCATACTATTTTTGAGAGCTTTGTATATTTTGATTGTGTAGCTAGATCTTGTTTAATACCTGAACATGCAGGTATGTTTTTTGAAAATTTTAAGGCCAATGAGCAAAATTTTACTGTAGATCTAGATTTTATTATTTTTGATAAATTAGTCAATGTTCTATTTCATAATCATTATCTTATAGTTCTTTATGTCTATTATGATACTCTTGCTCTTTATATAGGTGATATTACTTTAGACTTAGATTATCAATTTTTTGAAAATACTTATTATAGTTTAAGATTTACTCTAAGGCATCTTAATACTAATTTAGTTTTTGTAGAAGTATCAGTTAATGGTGAAATTATCTATAGTGCTGAAATTAGTCTTACTTGGCTAAATAATTCTAATAATTTATTTTATATAGGAGCTTATGATCACACTGTTTCAGGCTCAGATTATCTCTTTGACTACTCTTTAGAAGGTAGGCTCTTTTATTCTTTAATTACTATAGGCACTTTGCCTCAACCAAAAGAATTTATTGATCGAGGTACTTCAGCTTGTGCAGCTGGTCAATCTGATTTATATTTACTTCCAACTATGACTTATAGTAAGGCTGATTTATCTGCAGAGGCTAGTATTTACTGTTATGGAGATCTTCATCTGGATATTGGACAAGCTAACTTATCTGCAGAGGCTAATTTATATATTCATTTAGCTACTTGGATTTGTGGTAAAAGTAGTTTAATAATAAAAGGTCAGAGTATTCCAGGGCCTAAAGGTCATTTATTTATAAATACAGAATTATTAAGTCAAGCTAATTTAATTTGTTTTCCAGCTAATACAGTTGGTATTAAAGATATTTTTGGGGATGGCAGCTGTGAAATGTACTGGCCAGGAAATAAATATTCAGATCCTCAATATCCTTTATCTTCTTATGGAAGTGAGGTAAATAGACCTGGTAGATTTAATTTAGCTTATTGGAGTGTACCTACTTTTAGTTGGGGTATGTACTATTCCTATGATGTTGCTAGTTGGCTAGGTGGTAGAGGTACTACTACACTTTCTCTATGGCTTACAAATGAAACAGACAATTTGATGCTTACTCCTTATGAAATAGAAAATTCTTTTGATCCTGTAGAGCCCGGAGATTGTGGTTTTAATATTAGAGTTATAGATGGTGTTAATGATAGGAATTTAGTAATTGCTATTGGACATACTAGTAACCAAATTATTATTCCTTGGTTATGGGGATCTTATCAAGAAGAGGCTGATTGTCAAAGTCAAAGAGGCTATATACATTTATTAATTCAAGTAACTAATCAACAGGCAGATATTTTTATTAACTATGATGAAAAACACTATAACTTATCTCTTCCACAGGCTACTTTTTCAAGTATAGCTTTATATAGAATTGAAGGATTTTTAGATGAAATTAGATTCTTTAATAGGGTTTTAACTGATAAAGAAAGAGAAATTCTTTTTTATGAAAATGATCTTAAAAATAGAGCTTATTTAGTAGGTGAAGGTCTTATAACAAGAGCTCATCCAGATAGAATGATTTGTCATATGCACTTTAGTAGGATAGGTACAGCTTTAAATAATGAAATAGTAAATGAAGTACCTTTTTATGTCAGGTCATTTAAAAAGAATCTGACAATAGCAACTAGATTTAGAGAACCAATGCAATTGGAGTTTACTGGTCATCGGCCTGAGTTTACTTTACCTTCAGAAGAAGGTACCTTTAGAGGTATTTTTATTAATATCTATGAAAATGCTCCTGTTCTTTGGTTAAGTAGTCAGTCTCAATATAGTCTTTTTGGTTTTAAATGTTCCATAATTAATTACAGGTTAGAAATTATTATGGATTGCCTTGATCATACTTTAGAGTATCTTTCAGATGTTCTAGAGTTTTCTAGTTTTAATGACTTAGTAATAACTTATGACAATCAAAGAATTACTTTCTATCTTAACTCAGAACTAGTTTTAGATGCTCCTTGGGTTTCTAGAACTATGACAATTTACTACGGTGCTAAACAAGATATTTGGTATGGTAAAGGTGGAGGGCAATACTGCTTTATAGACGGTCTTGATTTTAAAGCATCTCATAATGTAATAAGATCTTGGTATAATTTACAGGCTAAAGACTATTTTAAAGAAGAACAAAGCTATCCTAATAGGTATATTAGAAGCTTAGGTTCTCGTGAGCAAACTCCCCCAGCTTTAGGCTATAGAAACTATTACAATACTGAGATTGGCCAATTTGACTTTGTTCATACCATAAATACAATAGCTACAAGTCAAGGCTATGACTTTTTACAGACAGATAGAAGACTTGCTACTTATGGCTATAGAGTAACTTCAAAAATTAGACCTAATTATTTTTACTTTTTTCTAAACTTTATTGACTTTAAAATAGATTTATCTAAGTATTTAAGATTTGCTATATTCTATACTTATAGAGACACTACAGATAGACTAATTATCCTGATTTATAACTACAAAGGTAGTGGTCTAGCTGATATGTCAGTTAATCTAGAAAGTATAACTGAAGTATCATTTAATCCAGAAGACTTTAAACTCACTGCTAATACAGGCTATTCTAGCAGTGTTAAACTTTTTAATGAATGTCATATAATGCTGGGAAATTATAGTCCTGAAGATATTATAGAGCTAGTAAATTCAAAGCAATCTGAACTTATTTTAAGTACCACAGGTAAGTGCCATTTAAGTTGTAAAGCTCTTTTATATGCTGCACCTAGAAGAGATTGGAGTGTTGGTCTTATAGCTACAATTAAGTTAAGTTACAATGGCACTGCCATTGCTATTAGGCAAAAGTTAACTGGCCTATCTAATCTAACTGTAGCTAAAGCTTATCCTCTACAAGATCAAGGAGCTCGTTGTAGAATTAATACTAAAACTTATGTAAAAGCTAAAGAGGTTCATGATTATTACTATTATTCTAATACAAGAGCTTTAGATAATAAGCAGCTTTTACCTATTGAATATTTAAAAAATAGTTTAACATGGGCTACTGGTTTTATTGCTAAAGATATTTATGGCAGATATTTAATAGCTAATGCTTCTTGGAACTTAGTTTCATTCAAAAGCTTCCCAAATGAAGTTTATACTTTAAATGGCTGGCGCCACGGTTGGACTAGTAAATATTATTCTGATGGTCTATTTGGTTTAGATATTGATGGCTCATTTATTGGTATGTCTCATGCAGGTTATACTGATGGTTCAGGTACTAATTATATAGTTAATGATTCTGAAGAGCTTGGTTTGCCTTTAGGTACTGGTTGGCATGACATATTGTTTATTAATTCTAATTTATACTTTGTTAAAGACTCTAATGGCTCTCAAGTTCAGATTAAGCCTTCTAGAACAATCTTACTTAATAACAATTGGATTTATGGCCTTTATGTTACAGATCATCAAACTACTTATCCTTCAAGTTGGATTCTTATGACTAATGATCTAAATAAAACTTACTATTTTGATGTTACTCTAGATGTTGCTGATATGATTGAATTTGGAGTGGATTTAGCTATTAAGATAGTTTATTGTCGTCGCTTATATTGGAATGAGAATGGTCAAGGTACTACTCTTCTTAGTGTGTATAATTTTATAGTGATAGATCAAAATAATAACTTATGTTTAGTAGCTCCAGAGGGTAGCGCTTTAAATGAAACTTTAAATAATCAATTATTAGCCTTACCAGATGAGTATAGTCAGGTTGTACACATTGGGGCCTACTATTCCACACACTTTCTGGCTCTAGTTAATATAACTACTGGTAAGGTTGATTATATTGATCTTGAGTACTGGTGGGGTTCTACTAATTCTGAGCACCACACCACTGCTCAGGAGTGTATTGATAGATTAGAGAGTAAGTTTAATAATGTTAGTAGTCCTGTACTATATGTAGGATATGTTCAAATTTGGCTTCCTGGTGGAATATGGGTTAAAAATTTATTCTGGCATACTAAAGATCAAGTTGGGCTGTTCTGGCATGAAAAAGAGCCTTATATCAGTAGTAGCCCTACTGATTATACAATTACTTTACCATTTGATGATATTAAGCATGCTTCTTTTTCTAATATCAATTATATTACTATAACTAGAACTAATGGCTATGTCTATATCTATGACCTTGAAACTGGTCTTGAGATAAAAACAAGAGAGCAAAGATTTTTTCCTAATAAGAATTTTATCTCAGTACAGACTCGTTTTGCAGCTATTCCTCCTAGTATAACAAAAGTAGAATGTAGATTAAATGGAACTGCTGGACTTATTAGCTATGCTAATGAAGATTTGTTAAATTTTGTTCATAATGTTCTAAAGATTAATCCTTCTAACTATCCAGAAGAAGACTTTAGTGAGGAAAAATATATTAGAGAAACTAATCCTATTAATGATCCCTTAGGAATGCACATAGATTTGAACTATCAGCCTAAGTATCATTGGCATAGATATACTGAAACAGAAGTAATACAATCTCTAGGTCCAAAACTACCAGTTAAAATTCAGGTTAAGCAATATCTTTCTGGAATACTCTATAATAGCTCTAATGATCATGAAAAATGGGTATATGTTTTGATTTTAGACACCATAGGCACAATTCATGCCTATAGCACTTACTTATATGATGGTGTTTATAGTGCAGTTGGAGATTATAATTTATTTGATTTGCCTCAGCTAGGAGATCTAGACTACTTTAAAAATAGAAAAATTTCAATCAGGCAAGTAGAAACTGCTCACCGAGTTTTTCATTATGAGCTTATTGTTATAGATTATTTAGGCCTAGTACAAATAAGAACAATCGATTTAGGCGGTGTATAATGGCTTATATAACTGTAGATGAACCAAGTAATTTAAATGATTTAGTTGACTATCATCATTATGTAAGTACCTGGAAAAATACTGATTTTCATATTGCTTTAACTAGAACTGGAGAAATAAAAGCCTGGGGAACCGCAGATGAAGCTGCCTTTAACGTTCCCTATGGAACTGGTTATAATAACTTGATTGCTACAGCTTATTATGATGGCCTATGCTTTATGGTACTAGATGGCACCGGCTTTTTGGTAGGCTGGCAGACTGTAGCTGTTGATGTCTGGACTACCCCACCTTTTAATACTGATTATCTACCTAAACCTAGATATGCTTTTGTTAAGCTTAAGTATATTTCAAGTGAGCATAAGCTTATAGCTATACGCTCAGATGGTGCCAGTATTATTTATCATAATGGCATAGATTATAGGAGTGATGATCTTGACAGAAGCACTGATTATTTAGACTATAGTGAGTATGAATATAATATAAACGATAATATAACTGATGCTAATGTGGCTATTCTAGGCTATGATAAGTCTTTAGAAAAGTCTGTAGAAGACCTATTTGAGCAAGCTTTAATAAGTCTGCAAACAAAAGTAATAAGAACTACTAAGATTAAATTTGTTAACGCTGCTAGGCTTCAATGTATGCCTAAGTTTAGTGATATAGGCTCTACTCTAAGTACTTATTCTATTTTAGAGGTCGCTGGTGGTACGTATGTTTATGGTCAAGGTCTACTATATGGGTCTATTGCTAAACTGATAATTGGAAAGACACCAGCTGTTTTTATTTCTGGAGATGCAAGACTTGTTTTAAAAACTACTTTAGAAATAGAACCTCTAGAACTTAGTGCTAAAGCTTCTTTATTAATCAAAGCAAGTTCTTTAGCTTGTGTAGCTAGAAATTGGGATCTTTTAGAGCAGATAAGAGAGAGCTTAGGGATTTCCTCGTGTTCTTATCTGCATAATTAAATCAATATAAATTTATAGGAGACTTATTATGGCTAACAATATGACAGACTATCTGGAAAAGAAACTTCTAGATCATACTCTTGGTGTAGGAGCTTTTACTATGCCTACGGTTTATTTGGCTTTGTTTACGGCTGATCCTGGAGAAACTGGAGATCTTACTAATGAAGTAGCAAATTCAGCTGCTTATGCTAGAGTTGAGATTAGTACCAAGTTTTCAGCGGCTACTAACGAAACTAGTGCTAATACAGCTGAGATTTCTTTTCCACAAGCAACAGGTGCATGGGGCATTGTTACTCATATTGGCCTAATGGACACAGCTACTCACGGTGCAGGTAATATGATTTATCATGGTCAACTCACTGCTTCAAAAGATGTAGGCAATGGTGATACCTTTAAAATCGCTGTAGGCGATCTATCAATTACCTTGGCATAAGCTATGGATATACTAGCCTCGGCTAGTCTCTTCGGCATTACTACGGTTGAGGTAGCTGGGGAGGCTTTTATTGCCCCAGTTAATCTTTCAGCTTTTGCTAGCTTACTCTTAACTAAACATGAATTAGGTCAATGCTTTTTAGAAAGTAATGCTAGTATTCTTTCTTATGGAACTACTTTTAAAATGGCTAAAAGCCAGTTGCGAGAGGCAGCTGATTTAGCTATTTTAGAGACAGTTGTTAACCCGAATACTCCAGCTTCTGCTTTTCTTAGAACTCAGTCTAGTGTTTTTATCATTCCAAATGTTAAATCTACTATTAAAATGGGCGCTAGTAAACTTTATGCTAAAGCTAATACTCATTGTGTACCTTTATATGAAGTAAGAGGTATACCAGAACCTTTATCTGAAAAAGCTTATTTAAAAAGACCTCCCGAGGCTATTTTAGATACTAAATCTGAACTACTTTGTTTTGGTTATAAAGTTTTAAAATGTAATATATGCTTACCTGAAGAACCTACTATACCTATACTTGGTTCAAGTAAATTAAAATGCACTGCAGTTCCAATTCCAGTAGCTGGAGAAGTAAAAGGAGGTATAGCTTTATATGCTATACCAGAGTCTTTAGGAATAACCTTTAGCTACTTACACGCTAGAATGTCTATGGACTGGGTAAGAAATAATACTTGGAAAATAAATGAAATTTGTAGAATTCAACAGTGTTTATTAGATGCTGTTAGAGAGGTTATAGCAAGACAAGATAATTTTCTTCAACCTAATGATATTCAACCTTTATTTGATAAAGCTCAAGAATTAATTTATGAGGTGGGTGATGTATAGTGGACAAGAAATAGTAGCTCAAGAAGAATGTAAAATTGTTCTTGCTGAATTTTTTGAGAGTATAAAATGTATAGACTATAAAAAACCAAAAGCTAATGATTCATACTATACAGCTATAAATATGATTTTGATTAATGCTGAAACTGCTTACTATGATCCTTTAACTAAAACTCTTTCTACGATCAATTTTAGTGTTAGACCTTTAAATATTGCTCCTAATACTAGTTATAATTATTTATTTGAAGCTGAAGTACCTGAAGGAGTTACTGGTCTCGAAGTTATTATGCTTGCAGAGGAATATAAGAAGATAAGAATTATGCCTTTACATTACATAGAAGATTGTAATAGCTTTCCAGAGTATAACTATGACATAAATATTCCAAAACCTATACCTCTACCGCCTTTTAATTTTCCACCTTTAAATTTTCCACCTCCTAGTAGTCTGGATAGCAGTTACATAAGAAGTTTTTGTATTGAACCAGATAACTCTGTAAAAATAATCTTTATAGGCAAATTTTCAGGAATTAAGAACAATAGAGCTTATTTAGTTGGTGATACTTATTATGGCCCAATTAATTTTGAATTAAGCTTAGATGATACTTTAGTAGATTTAAACTCATATACTCTAGTTCCAACCATAGAAAAAGTTAAAAGTTTTGAACTAGATGGTAATGGTGAATATAAAATGGTAGAGAAAGAAGTACCAGGGGGTATTTTAACTTTTAACAACACTGCAGATACTATTAAAACTTATGGCGCTTTAAACTGGGAAGCTATGATAGGTCCCTGCGGTAGACAACCTTATGAGTATAAACAATTCTCTTTTTGTTATGATGATTTAACTGGAGCAATTAAAGTAACCTACGAAACAGACTCTACTGAAATTATTAAACCTGATGATCAAGGCTGGTATGATCTAGGTACAGTTAAAATAAGGCCTAAAGATGACTAAAACATTTTATATTCCAAGAGCTCCTAAATTAGAAGTTTTAAACTCTTATGGTACTTATGATTATTTCGTTTATCCTTGTTTTAGACCCTATAAACAAGGCTGTTTAGTTGAAGCTAAAGTTACTTGGTCTAAAAATAAGGGTTGGCTATTGTGTTTAAATACTACAGCTTCAGTAGGATATAATCAAAATGATGATTTACTTGTTGATGATTTAATATATAAATTTTATGATGGTCAAGGTACTAGAATCTATCCTAAACTTTGTGGCTATGGTAAAAATAATTATTATTCTATAAATTATCCAAAAGGTTATTATACTACTGAAGATACTTCAGGAGTTATTTGTACTCAAGATTATATTATTGACACTGTACCTACTCTTTGTAATGGCACACAAATATATAATTTTCAAAGTAATCAATTTGAACCTAGTCTTAATATATATAATTCTTCTTGCCATACAGTGAGTAGACTTGCTGATGGCTCCGCTCAATGGCTTAATACTACTCCAGGTAATAAGGTTTGTATTAATGGCAATGAAGAAGACAAATACCTCTTGAGTTATCCTTGTGCAACTTCTGGTTCTAGTTTAAAAGCTGGTCAATACCCTGTTCTAGGTCTTCCTATTGGTGGAGGTCAAGGAAAGCCTTACTATTCTGAACGATATACAAGAAAGTACTATATAGACTATAGTATGCAAGTATGGATTAAAGCAGAGATTCCAAATACTAATCTCTTTAGAATGTTTAAGATATTAAATCTTCAACAGGAAGTAAATCAGCAAGTAATTCAAGATGCTATAACTCTATACTCTTTTATAATTTTACTTAGGAGCTATATTTGGCTAGTTATTTTTGAAGTACCATATGGCTTAATACAAGATAATGGTTGGCCAGATCCAGTATTTTTTAGTACTCCAGATAATAAATATGGCTTAGAGCCTTATTCAAAAGGTATTAAACTTTCTAGAAGTGCTTTAGCTAGATTAGACTCTTTTGAATTTATTCGTTGGGACTGGATATCGGTACAAGGAATTAGTAATGGTAGAGCTTGTAGATGGATGATGGTAGAAACTTATAGAGAGCTCCGATATAGGTCAGTAACTATAGCTCCAGAAGAATGCCCTACAGATAAAGACTTAAATGAATTAAAAATAAATATAGTCACCACTGCTCTACCTTATATCTTTTACCCTATTCAATTAGGTAATTTAACTATAGATGTAGGTTTTCAAAGCTATGTTAAAAGAGTTAAATACCTTACCTCTAATGACAGTGTTCGTTATGGTACTTTTATTTATGAGCTTCCAAATGGAGGCCTAATTTAGGTCTCCATGGGTAATGTATATGAGTTGATTTTCTTGAGCTTTTAAAATTTCCAAGAGTAATTTTTCTCTTGTACTATCAAAACTAGCAGCCACTTCATCTAAGATTAAAGTTCTAAAACTGCCAAGTCTAGATATTTGAGCTAAACTTAGTCTAAGAGCTAGACTAATAGAGTCTTGTTCTGAACCACTAAAGTATTCAAAATCTTCAATACCATAGTCACTGTTTATTTTTACCTTTTCATATTTACCTTCTGAAAGGTAATTAACTATATTAGAAACATTTTTCTCTAATAGAGGTATAACATTTTGTCCAAAAGCTTTTCTATAATTATCTATAAACTTAAGAAAATTTTTAAGGCTATTATACTTAGTCTCTTGAAGCTTAAGTTTAAGTTCTAATCTTTCTGACTCTTTTTTTAGTCTTTTATAGGACTCGTGTGCTTCTTGAATTGCAGTTAGATGATTAGCCTCTCTCTTATAAGGCTCTATATCTATTTCTTCTGGAGCTTCTAAATTTTGAATTTTTTGCTTGATGTTTACTTGTTTTCTAATTTCTATAATATTTTTTAAAGGCTTAGCTTCTAATAGAGCATTTGGAACTTTATTATTTAATTCTAAATATCTATTATAAGTATCTTTATATCTTAATGATATTAAGGCCTCCTCTATTTCAAGTAAACTTAGAGAAGGCTTTGTTATGCTATTTAGCTCTTGAACCAATTCATAAGCTTTATTTCTAGCTAAAGCTGCTTGATATTTTTCTTGAGATATTTCCATACTCTTTTTAAATTGATCTATGCTTTTTGGAGGTTTCTTAGGCCAAGGCTGTTCACAAGTTGGACAAGTAGCTGGTACACTCTTCCAAGTATTATAGAGTCTTTTTGCAGTGACTGTATCTTCATAAAGAAGTTTTAAGTTATCTTCTTTTTTTGGCTCAACATTTAGTTTTTCTAACTCTTTTTTAATATTTTGTATATTTTTATGAGTTATCTTGAGATTCATTAAGTCTTCTATTTGCATTGTGAAATACTCTGGCAATACTTTTATATCTTTTAATTTTTTCCTTAAAGTTAATTTTTCATTGATTAGATCATTTGTAGCTTTGATTTGGCTATTGTAAGCTATCTTTTCTTCATGTTCTTTTTCCTCTTGCTCAAGATCATAGTCAATGCCATGCCATTGTCTAATCAAAAGTCTATCTTTTTGATAAGCTTCTAGTTTAGTTTTATAAGCTCCATATTCTATTAGCTTATTTTCTAATTTTGCTTTGGCTAATTTTAATTGCTCAGATACATCTTCTATAGGCTTACCTAGATTAATAGAGCTTAAAGAATTCTTAGTATCTTCTAATAAACCTATTTCAAGTCTTAGAGCTATTTTAACTTCATCTTTAATAGCATCTAACTTATCTATTCTAAGAATTTTCTCTACTCTTTTTGTTCGCTCTAAAGGAGACAAGGCAGCGAAACTTCCTATTTCTTTTTGACCTATAAAAAAAGAAGTTTTAAATAACTCAGGAGTTAAACCATAGTGTTCAGTAACCCATTCAGATATACCTGTTTTATTTCTAGCAAGGATATTTCCAGTACTAAGATCTGTAACTAAAGCTAATTTATTGGTTCTTTCTATAACAAAATTATCAAGGTATAGCTTTACTCCACCATCAGTTTGACCTTTTCTAATCCAATCTCTAGCTTTACCTCTAGTCATGGCTGTACCAAATAGTGCAAAGCCTATAGCCTCTACAATAGTTGTTTTTCCTGTACCATTTCTGGCTTGGATTAAATTAAATCCAGGATCAAATTCAATTAACTTATAGTTAAAAAGTCTATAGTTAACAAGTTCAAGCTTTAATAAATTCATCTATTAACTCCTCTGTAAAGCCCTCTTTTAGAGCTGCTTGTTTAAATGAAGCAATTATATCAATATTGATATCTTTTTCTTCAAGTTTTAAATCTTTAATAGTAACATCTTTAGAAGTCTTTACATAATAGCAATGGCCTTCTAAAAGATTAATAGGCTCTTCATAAAGTAAATGAACTTTATCAGCTTGAGGTACCTCTTTTAGGGTATTATTAATAACATAATAACGTTTGCCTATTTGATTTATAGCTTGAGGTACAACACTGCCTAGATGAACAAAATTTTTAGATATTGAGGCAGAGTGTTCGTGGCCAGAATAGATTATAATATCTTTTGCAGCTGCTAAGTTATAAAGTTCATCTGTAAAGCTATTGTCATTGTCATTATCCCAGTATTTTCTATTGCAGTGGGCTATAATAGTTCCCTTCTCTGGAGTTTTATGAATACATTCTTTCATAGCCTCTAAAAAGAGCTGTTGTGTATCTTGCCAAGCTACTATAGAAAAATTTTCTCCTATATAGCTTTGATTTGCTTTAATTAGAAATATGTACTCTAAAATTTCAAGTCTAGAAAAGGCAGTGTCTTTTTTTAACATTGGAATATCATGATTTCCTGCAACTATATAAACTAAAGGCACACGAGTTGTAACTGAAATTAACTTCATTAAATCTAAAGCCGTCGGTTCTGAACTATCAAAAACGTCACCGGCGAGTATTAGTTCTGTAGGATCTTCTTTTTGAAGTAATTCTTCCAGTATTTTTAGAGCTGCGTTATCCCAGATAGTAGGATCTCCATAAGTAGTTCTATGTTTTTTTCCTATATGAAGATCCCCAATTATCATTGTTTTCATTTTATGTCCCTTCTGAACCAAATAAATTGTAAAATGGCATTAAAGATACTTGCTAGAGCGCCTAGTACTAAAAATGAGTAGACTACTGTCATACTTGCCACCATTTATATTCTTTACATTGTTTATAAAACTGAAGTTCTTCCCAACGCCAGCTAGCTTTTTTACTTTTTGCTTTAGCTAAAACTTCACTAAAAGGTACAAAATAAAATTCATTAGTAGGAATTCTATGAATAATAAATATAGATTTTGCACCTGCAAAAGACCATCTTTGAGCATGTCCAATTTGTTTACTAGAAATATTTTTTAATGGAAATCTAGCTACATCATTTGAAGATTTAATTTCTACAAGATAAGTTTGTCCATTATAGATCGCTAAGCGATCTGAAGGCTGATTAGTAACCAAATTTCTAGCTGCATGGGTATCTATAAATTTATAAAAGACAAATGACTTTGTCAATGCCATTTCTTCTTTGTATAAGTTATCAAAGATTTTCTCAGTGTCTTTACCATCGTTTCTCATAGATTTCCTCCTGATAGATCCCATTAAAATGAATTACAGTGATAAGAGCATAGCCCCTAAAGAACTTTTCTGGTAACTTTACACCCTCAATGTCAAAATAAGTTCTATGAATTATTAAAATTTCAGGTCTAAATTGCATCAAAGATTTAACCCCTCCAAAATGAATATCTGTAGTTCTTTTTGGATAGATAAAATGCCAAGCTTTTGGAAGAGCTATAAGCTGTTTATAGTTCTTAATAGTCTCCCAAGTACGCTTACCTACAAATACATTTTGATCTTTAATAAGATTTCTTAGCCATTTTTTATCTTCAGGAGGTCCCCAAGCAACGCTACCATCATAACTAGCATAGCAGTTATTTTTTGATAAAAGTAATACTCCAAGCATCTGTTAATCCTCAAAGATAAATACTACTGGTATAATTAAGGTTACAGTCAAAATAGCAAAGAAAAATCTTATAAAGCCTACACCTTCTAAATCCATTTTATCATAGTGAGCAGTTAGAAAAGCACCAGTAAGTAATAGTCCTACCGCTAAATAGCCAATAACAAATATCATTTTTTATTCCTTTTAGGTAAATTTATGTGATATTTCACAGTTAAGTAGTAACAAATATCATCATATTGTTGCTGCTGCTCTGTAGTTAATTTTTTTCTTATATAATAAACTTTCCAGAGCTCTACTACTTGATCTTTAGTCTTAGTTTCCAAGAGATCTATAGTTTTAGATTTTCTAGTGACAGTTCCTAATTTTCTTCTTGTAGTTTTAAAATTGAAAGAAATAGGTTTTGTCTTCTTTTCTTTTTCTTTTCTCTCTTTTCTTATGGCTTTCATAGTAAAGCCTACTTTGAGTCCTTCTAGCATCTAAAATTCCTTTACTTCTACGAGATCTCCTAAAGAAATTAGACTAGACCAATTTTCTTCAAGATCTATTTCCTGACGAAAAGCTTTAAATAGAGTAACTCGATCTATCTTTTCTGTGATATTATATTTTTTAGTAAGATAGCTAGCTATCAAGGCTCCATTAAAAATTTTTAAATTACTAGTTATGAGTAAATTAAGCTCTCCTTTCCTATAAGATTCAAAAGCATACTTACCGTAATGATCATAGCCTTCGCTCTTTTCATAGCCATCACTTAGCAATTTATCATTAGTTTCTTGTAAATCACTAACTAAAGCTATTATATCATCATCCGTATTTAAAATAGGTGGATTAAGTAAATTTCGACTACCAGATTTAAAAGCTTTTATAAACATTGCTCTACCTCCATATATTGTGAGAGGTATTCTAGTACCTCTTCATATTCTTCTTTCACTGCTCCATATACCAATTTTGCTGGCTTATGGCCAATAATATTCTTTGCACATTCCCAGCAAGGAGCTAAAGTAACATAAAAAGTTGAACCTTTTGTTTGTCTAACTGATACTTGGCGAATAGCATTCATTTCAGCATGATGAACTCGCCAGTGCTCAGTATTTCCATCCTCATCCTCACATCTATTGCTATCGCCTTCGATAGTGCCATTTACGCCCATAGAAATAAGTCTTTTATCTTTAACTATTAGACAAGCTACTTGAGCTTTTTTACAAGAAGATTGTGTAGCAGCGAGTTCTGCAAAAGTTATCCAAAAATCATCTCCCCATCTACTCATGTTACAACCTTCACTCTAAAAATAGCCTCTGGTTTAACTTTGTATTCAGGAACTTTTATACTATCAATAAAATCATCCTTGTCTTTTCTAACTTTTTTAATAGTCCATTCAGGGTCTATTTCTACTCTATAAGTACTAGGCTTAGCAGACCTTTTCATATACTCAACAACTGCATCATATTGGTTTTCATAAACATGAAGATGGGCTATAGAATAAAAAAGTTCTCCTACACCTACTTTTAAAGTATTAGCTAAAAGGTTACTTAAAATAGTGTACATCATAATATCATAAGGTAAGCCTAAATAGGCATCATTACTTCGCAAAGTTAAATGGCAATTAAGCTGGCCTTCTATGATATTAAATACAGCTGTATAAGGACAAGGTACATTTTTATGTTGAAATACTAAGTCTGATGGATGCCAAGACATTAAAACTTGTTGTCTTGATGAAGGATCTCTACTTAGATTTAGTAAAATCTGATTAATCTGATTAAAACCATAAGCTGTAGCCCATCTATAACCATAAGCTCCTTTAACTATACCTGGAGAGTCTTCAAAAGCTTTCCAAATACTAGTGTATCTATTAATCCATTCAGTTTCTTGAGTTCCAGATAAAAACCAAGTAACCTCAGCAGCTCCAGTTCTAGGATACATTTTTCTAATGTTTGACAATGGCCAATAGTTCATATTCCATCTAAAAGCATAACCATGTGCAGCTGTTATGCTTGAATTAGTTCTTTGGTTTTTTTGAACCTTTCCATGTTTGCTAAGATACCTAAATACCTTTCTATGAAGATAGTCAAAATTATTTTCCAGCTGAAACATCTAAAGCCCTTTCTATATTTTTAGGAGAAAAATCTCCTTTAAGTTCAATTTGATCTGCAAAATTAATACCTATACTAGCTTCAGCTATTAGTGGTACTGAAAAGCCTCTAGGAGTTCTTTCCATTATTTCAACTGCTTGTTTTATAAGCTCTGAAGCTTTTTCTTTCTTACAAGACCATACAAATTCATCGTGTACAGGAGCAATAAATTTATAATCTTCGTGAAATAAAAGATTTGATTCATCTAGAGATAGCATACTAAGTTTCATAAGCTCACCAGCTGAGCCTTGAATAGTAAAATTTAGACCTTGATTTTCTGCTGATTTTGCTAGAGCTTTTATAGGACTGGCTATATCTGGTAAACGTCTTCTTCTACCAAAGATAGTAAGAACATATTTATTAGTCTTTAAAAAAGCCATAATCTTATTTACATAGTCATAAAAATAGCCTTTATAACCTAGTTTATGTGCAGCTAGAAAATTTTCAGCCTCAGCTTCACTACAGTTTAGTAAATCAAATTTACTTAATCTAGCAGCTCCAGCTAAATAAAGAGCAGCGAAGTTTAGAGTTTTACCCTTTTGACGATTAGCTTTCTGCTCTTTATCACCTTTGTTTATTAGCTCTTTCATTTTATCATAGTCTAAACCACTAATATTGGTTCCAGATAAAGTGTGCATATCTTTTTTGGTACGATAACCATCTATTAACTTAGGATCTTGAGAAACATGAGCAGCTATACGCATTTCTATCTGTGACCAGTCAATAGAAACAATACAGTCGTGATTAAATTTTGAAAAAGGTACTATTACTTTTCTTACTTTAACACCCTCACCTCTTTTACTTAATTGTTGAAGATTTGGTGCTTGCATAGAAAATCGACCTGTCACTGTACCTGTTTGTCTAATTTGTGAATGAATTTTACCATCAGGGTATATTAACTTTGGATAAGGCTTATAATAAAGCTTAAGTCTAGTTTCAACTTTTCTAATTTCACTAAAAGCCTTAATGACCTTATGAGTTTCGCCATATTTAGCTTCAAGTTCAAATAGTGACTCTTTATCTGTACTAGGAACACCAGTCTTTTTAGACACTTTATGTGGCTGTAGACCTAAATCTTTAAATAAAAATTTAGAGACTTGAGCTGGACTATTAAGATTAATATTAGCCAATTCAGGAAATTCATCCAATAACCTATTCTTAATCTCAATATCTTCAGCTTGAATTTTATCAAGCATGGCTAAATCAACTTGTTGGCCTTGGCGATAGTGCTTAGCAACAATTTTGATTAAATCCATTTCAAATAATCTATAATAATCCATATTAACATAGTCTAGATAAAATTTATAAAGCTTTAAAGTCCAAATAGTATCAGACATACCATAATCAAAACCTTCTTCTGCAGTTATGTCTTTCATAGTTCCATTGCCAACGGTTTCAGCATATGAAGGCATAACATGACCAAAAAGCCTTTTTACACTAGGTTTTAAACCTTGGGCATTATTTTCATTTGCTAAGACTCCCATAATCATGGTATCAAGAAGTTCTCCTTTAAAGTCATAGCCATGGTTTAAAAAAATGCCATATTCAAAAGCCAAGTTATGTCCTACCATTTGTTTACAATCTTTTAAGATCTTAGGTAAATAGTCATAACTTAATCTTAAGTCTTCTCCCTCTTGTTTATGATTAAAATCAAAATAAAATTCTAAGCCATCTTCTAAGTACAGCTGTAGAGATACCATTTTAGACTCTAGTTGATTAAGAGGTCTTTGTTTAGGCGAAAGATCCATAAACCAAGCATTTTCATAAGGATTATAGGTCTCTATATCAACAGAGTAAAGAGTCTCTTTAGAATTCTCCAAGGCTTTTAAAGCCTCATTAATATTTGTTTTATTTATAATCATAGCATTATTCCTTTTCTACCGCAGTAAGCTATAATATCTTTTTTAGCTCCTATACAGGTATCTATTTCTTTAGGCTCTATAGGCGTTGCTAGCTTCCAAGACATACAGGCTTGTTCAGTCATCATTTTAGGATCATAATCACAATTTCCAATTGAAAAATGGTGATTGTACAGCTCTCTATCACTAAAAGTTAGCTTATTCCAAGCTGCTTTTCCAAAGCCTTTTTTACCTGGAATTTTATCTGAAGGATCTCCAACTAAAGTTTTATATAGATCAATATGTCCTGGTATGCAATTGAATTTAACTCCCACAAGTTCTCTAGTTACTTTAGTGGTGGCATTTAAAAGAATTTCTACTTCTTTATTTATTAAAGGCCAAAGATCTTTGTCATTAGAGATAACTATATCTCCTTTTTTGGCATTTAGTCTTAGATAATCATCTGCTTCAGCATCATTTATATAAAGAACTTTATTTTTAGTGTAGCAAAGGGCCATACCAATACAGTTCTTTAAAACCTCAAAATAAACTGGATCTTCACCCATATTACGCCCTTTTTTATAGTCAGCAAAAATTTCTCTTCTAGCTTTTCTAGAAGTTGGGGTATCACTAACTAAAGTCATAGGCTCGTGTTTACGTTTTAAAAGAAGATCATACATAAGTTGATAAGGATTACCTCCTCCATGATAGATTCTTTTAATGTAATTATTTAGATCAATATAAATCATCACCATTCTCCGCTAAATAGGCTTCTATATAATCGATATAGTCTTGCCATACTTCTAAATTATTTTTTGGCGTACGAGGATCTACAGTTTCTATCTTATGATAAAAATACTCTAGTAACGTTTCCAAATCATAAAGATTAGCAAGACCACCTTTAGAAGTAACTACAGAGCCAACAACTGCATCTTGACACTTATGCAATTGTTGTCTAACGCTACTTCTACTTTTACCATTTCGTAGTACTATAAAGTCTACTAATGAATTACTTAATGTTGCCATTTTAAATCCAACATAGTAATTTTAATCTCTGGCATATTTGCTTTTACAAAACCAAGAGCGTCATGATAGGCTTCTCTAATTTGATCATATCCATAAGCTTCAAAAGGATCATTTTTATCATACTCTTCAAAAGGAGTATTAGTAAGATAGATAATTTCATCTATCTCTGGTTTAACAATACTTTTATAAAGATTAAGAATAATCAAAGGTGGCATATTACCTAGTAAATAGCCTTGATAAACGAGCATGCTAAGCATACCTCTATCAGCAATCAACTGTATAGGATTTTTTCTCCAGTCTTGCCAAAACTGCATTTCATTGGCAAAGAATAAAAAAGTAGCTGCTGTACCTTCTATATTAGACTTAAGTAATAAGTCTCTAAAAACCCCATTTGGTAAATGTAATTTTTCTAAATTAGAGTTATTAACAAGAGTGGTTTTGCCACATTTATCTGGGCCTTCTACTAAAATTATTCCCACGAATTTCTCCTTGATAGGTTATACAGTCTAGTGCTAGCAATATGAAAGGATTTTTAGAGCACTTAGAACTAAGTGCTCCTTTTCTTATTTTTTCAAGCTTATTATAAGTTTGAGAAAAAAGACCTTGTCTATGTCTATAAACAGCAACGGCTGCTTCTACAGCTGAATATGCCATTGCCATTACCATTCTCTTAGAATTTCATCAACTTCATCAGCACTTGTAGCTACAGAGAGTAGATCATGAGCAGCTTCAAGGCCATTAATAAGACCAGGTCCCCAAGTTGGATTTTCTCTTTCAATATAATCAAATAGAGCTTCCAAAATTTCAATGCAAGTTATATTATCCATTTTTAATCCTTTTAGCATTAGCTTTACGTCTGGCTTTTTCTTTACGCCTATTTTTCAACTTTCTTGTTCTAATCGATGGCCTAGTAAATACTGAGCCATCTGGTCTTTCTCTTCTACCTTTACCTTCTAGTTTTTTCATACTATACCTACTTTTTCAAAAGTTGCTTTAGAGTATCTAAAACCTTGTTTTGAAACAGTTCTTTCTACACCAATTTTAGTGATAATTTCCGTCATCTTATAGCCTTCTTTAGTCAGCTCTTTAATATAATCTGCAAAGGCAAATTTAGATGCTGGAGACAAAGAAATTTTTGTAAGCTTTTCGCCTTCATCAGCATAATCCCACTGAAAATAAATTTCATACCTAGCCTGAATTTTCATTTTTTCTGGCTCACCTGCTTTTGCTTTTTCTTCCATCAATAGCTCTTGCATTGATCGACCTGCAGTGTCAGTATGACCATCAAAACTTTCAGCAACTAGATTAGAACTTTCATCCCAAAGCTGCCATACAGGCTTGCCTCCTTCAATTACTACTTCAATTGATGGATGAACACTATTGTCTGTTTTGTTAAGAAGTTCAGACCCATCAAGAATGAAGTAAGGCATAAAAGATGCAATTGTATCCAAACCTTCGAACTCGGGATTTGCAGCTTGCATAGCTGAGCTTGAAGTAGCTGCTACTGGTGTAGCTGCATTTCCTGTAACCATTACTTCTGTAGCTGGTTGTTCACTAACTTTTGTCTCTTCTGTTGCATTTACATCCAACTCTCTAATATCTCTAGCCATAACTAATCCTTAAAATAAATTTGTAGTGAAGTTCGAAAACTTCTCTATCAATTTATTTATAATAATATTATATCATAAGATTTATTATGAGTAACACAAACTTAAATCTTTGCCATTAAATTAAATTTTAAGGCTATGACTAATTTTTCTTTTGGACTAAGTTTTTTAAGTCCTCTTATAACAAAGTCAAAATTATCTTCTTGTTCTACTATTTCTAAAGTATCTTCTGTATTATGATCAATATGATCTAGCTCAGTAAGCCCACACTTATCAGTTTGAAGTTCTAAAACTTGAATTATTAAATGTTTATTCATTCCTAACTCTTTAGCAATTAAATTAGCATCAGGGATAAAATCATGAATTTTTGCAAAGTCTTCAATAAATTTGTAAACTTTAAATCTATTATAGACAATATGACTTGGCAGTTTTAATACTCTAGATCTAGAGGTAAGAGCATATGTAATAGCTTGTTTTATCCAAAAGCCTGCATAAGTAGAGAACTTAGTACCATAAGAAGGATCATAATGCTCTATAGCATTTAGTAAGCCAATACTACCTTCTTGAATAAGATCTTGAAAGTCTAAGCCTTTACTTGTTTTTCGATATTTATTAGCTATTATTTTCACTAAATATAAGTAATCTTCTACTAGGTCATTTATAAATGGGTCCACTCTCTTATCTCCTTTTCAGTTATACGATTATCGAAAAATACAGATACTTCTTCTTTACCACTAAGAACTTGTTTAATAAAATCTATATTAGTTTTTATACCTCTAAATAAAGCTACTGCTGGTGTATTTTTAGCAATTAGAACAAAAATATTCACTTCCTCAGTTTGACCTGGTCTATGAACTCTATCTTGTCCTTGAAAAAATCCATCTACTTCATGATCAAGTTCAGCAAAAATTACATTATGAGCTTGTTGAAGATCTAGACCTACTCCTGCTGATTTAGGATTAGCCAAAAGGCATTGAACTTTTTTTGATTTAAAAAGTCTAACTGCTTCATCTTTCTTTTTAGCAGATACTCTTCCGTGTAATTCTGTAAAAGTTATTTTTTTATTTATAAGCAGCTCTTTCATTAAGTCCATATTAGCATGGAAATGTCCAAAAAGTATAAATTGTTCTGTACCTAAATCATCAATTAAATTGCTTAAAACCTCCAAATAAGCTGATGGTTCTTTGGAATCTACTAACTTAGGATTAAACATAGCTCTTCTAGCTTCCATCATTAAAGCTGAGCCTTGTAAATAGACCAATTCTTTACTTACATCTTTAAGTTCTAAAAAGCCAAAACTAATAAGTTCACGTAGATTTTTTTCATGCTTTTCAGCTAAACTAAACTGCTTTATAATCAGTCTTTTTTTAGGCAAGTCTTTTAAAACATCTTTTTTTAATAGTCTTCTACTAAATTTATTTAGCATATTACCTAATTCTGTTAGTCTTCTCCAACCAGTTATCAAAGGAAAACCATCTTTACCTTTACCCCTAATGACATGAATTCTTTCAAAGTTCTTTTTAGTCACATAAACTGCAGGTTTTATTAATTGAAAAATATGAAATAAATCTCTTGGATCTTTAGTTAAAGGTGTACCATTCATTACAGTGACATACTTTGCTTTAAAGGCTAAAGCTTGAACTACACCAAAACGATTCATTCTACCTGTAGAAGTAGATCTTTTGACTTCTCCAATTTTTACATTTTTAGATTCATCTATGGTAACAATATTCCAGGGAAATTTTTTAAGCTTTTCATAGTCTCTTACAACTAAATCATAGCTTATAATAACAATATTATGAGCCTCAATATTAAGTTTAGAACGTTGTTTAATTGTACCTTTATACTTTAAAGCTTTTAAATTAGTATCAAAATACTCATAAATTTTATCATACCAAGTATCTAGCAATATTGGAGGTACAATTACTAAAGCCTTGCCACCTTCAGTCTCTAAAACATAAGTAATTAGTAAAAGAGCTCCAAAAGTTTTACCAACTCCAGGATCATGTAAAAGAGCTCCTTTTTGTTTATGTAAAAGATATTTAAAATCTTCTAACTGATAGTCATATGGATCTAATTTTATCTTAGTCATAGTTACTCCATAAAATTATCTAATACAATATTCTCTTTAGAGGCTAGATAAGTATTAATGCCTATAATAGCTCTATGCTTACCTTTTATAATCTTATCAGATCTATGAATCTTAACAGTTACATAAGACTTTTTAGACATTTGAGAGGCAAAGCTAACTCTATCTGTTAAATATACACTAATCTTATTTTTATGAATATAGGCAGATAGATTATTATAGCAAGCCATAATATCTAAATAGAGTATTCCATTTTCAATAAGATAATGCCTATCTTTCATGAGTATCAAATCTCCAACAGTGATATTCATAAGATCTGCTATATCATTCATAATTGTAAGACTTTGAGCTATGTCATCCATTGATTTCATTTCTTGATAAACAAGATTAGCTTCAGAAGTACAACTTTTAATATAGCTATTCATAGCAACTTGCATTTTGTCTACAAGAGCTTCATCACTAGTATAAAGTAAAACATACTGCTGCAGGTAGTCCATTACAGTGATTAGATTGGCTATATTCCTTCTAGGACGATTTTCAAATACTTGCTTATATTTATTTTCTAGATCTTTGTCATAAGCAAGAATTTTGTCTACAAATTCTTCAGGTCTTATGCGCATAACAAATTCTAAAAAATGAGCACCAATAATTTCTACATTAAGTCGTTTCATATTTTCTAAAGCTTCAGATCTTCTTTTTGTATGTGTTACTTTATCCATATGAATTAAAATAATTCTATCTTGAACTGCACCTTCATTTATTTGTTGCTCACCAATTATTGCTAAAGGAGCTAGGAAAGGTGTTTCTTCTATAGTTCTAGACCTGGTACCTCTAGATTCAAAACTTTTATTATAAGAAGCTCTAATAGCTTGAGATACTTGACCTTCTTCTCCTCTTTTAGAAGTATTTGCAGAAGGCTTAAATTCATCAAAAATTAAAGGCATAAGATTAGTTGAGCTACAAAATTTATTCATAGAGAAAGCTGTAGTTGAGCTAATGCTAGGAAAAGAAGGTCTTTCTGGTGCAAACAGTCTATGTAGTTGTAACATTGTTTGAGTTTTACCAGAGCCGTGAGTACCTGTTACAAATAAACTTGGCATAGGCTCATTTAAAGTCATACAATGTGGACTAAAGAAAGCTGAAAAGAACCAAGTAGTTAAAGGTACTATTACTTCATTTGCATTCATATCTAAAAAAGTATTAAAGAAAGTAATTATCTGATCTGCTCTAGGTGGTTCTGTAGAAGTAAAATTCAATTTAGTCCTAGTAGTGACAGAAGAATCTGTAGTAGACTTAATCTTATCAATAGTATTGTTTAAAGACATAGAGCCTTCATGAGTTACATAGTGCCATTCATCTTTATACCAATATAAACCAGTATAGCTTATCTCCCTTATCTTTTTGTGATCACTTTCGTGCATGATAGCTAGTTTTAGCATCTGTAAATCCTTATCTGTTCCAACATAGGCCATTCGCATTCCACAAAGTTTAGCAAATAATGCTCTAGAAGTAAAAGCCTCATCTGTAAATTCTTTTATTTCATCTTGACAACTAGGACTACTAAATTTAGCCAAAAACTTACTCTTGTCTTCATAGCTAGCGTCCATTTTAACAGTCTCAGAAATTAATTCAATAGTAAAGTTTGAAAGTCTTCTTGGAGCATCTTCTAGACCTTCTCCTATATAGTAGTACTCTCCATCTTTAATCAATATACCTTCGTATACTGAAGCATTTGCTTCTCCTGTTTTAATTTCACAAGAGTTACAATCTACGTTATCTACACAACTAAGCATCATTTTGCAACCAAATTTAAACTTATCTGGTGCTTCTTTAGCATAGTCATATAGACCTCTAAAATGTTGTTCAAAAGCAGTAGGTGTCTTATACTGCGTAGATCTATAAGTTTGAATAAACATTCTATTATAAGAAACTATCTGATCAATTGTCCAACCTTTAGCAATACCGTAGCTAATAGCTTGCATAGTAAGTAAATTACTGTTTACATTACCTTTAATATCAGAGTTTTCAGCTAGCTTTCTTACACAAATAGGTGTAGCAGTTTCTAGTACGACATTATCTGGTACTGGTTTACCTATTTTAACTAGATCAACTAATTTTTTAGTAGATTGAAACCAAGAAACAAGCAGTTCATTTTTCTTATTCTTTTTAAATTTAGGTGGATATTCTCCAGGCTTAGTAACTAGCTGTTTAATTTGATCAGCAGTTATACCATTAAAAAGAGCCTCAGGTATCCAAACCTTATAGTTACCATTTTCTCTTTTTACATTTGTACGGCGCCATTGTCGTCCTTTACCTTGAGAATAAACAGCTAAATCTAGAGAACTAATAGTTGGTAAACTATCATTGAGCCTAATAGCTAAATTTTTATATCTTAAAGGTAGAGCTTTTACAAACTTAGGATCCATATATAAATTAGGGTTTAGTTCAAAATGAAAACCTTTACCACCACTGGCGTAAATTCTATAGTCTTCAGCTTCTAAATGATATGTAGCCTTAAAATAAGCTAATACTTCTCTAAGATCAGCTAAAGCTTCAGTTAAATTAGGGCTATCAAAATCTAAATAAAAAGGTCCCCAATACTCTTGCTCTTCTCCACTTGCTTCTACATCCTCTTGTCTATATTTTACGTATAATACAGACTCATATTTAGCATTTTCTGGAATTTGCTCTTCAGGTACGCATTTCCACTTCTCTTTATGCTCAATATGGTAATATTTTAAACTGTGCATTTATTTACCCCATTATAAAGGTAGACGACTAGTTTGTACCTTTAGATATGTATCTTCTAAATAGTTATAAGTTTCTTCAAAAGTCCAAGCTTTATCTAGACAGTGTACTAAAAAAGCATTATCTTCAATAGGCTGGAGATTAGTACCCCAGTTTTTAAAGTATTCTCCTTGCTTATAGCCATAATCTTGACGAAGTTTATTTAAAGCTTGTTTACCAAGAATATAATTAACAACTGCCGGATTTTGATTAACTATTAACCTAATAGCTTGATTATATTGATCTGTAGTAAAGGTGTAGGTTAGCTTTCTAAGAAAAAGGTAATCAGACTCTGCTGGTGCAAGCTCTATAATCGGCTTAAGAGGTTGCTTTTTGTAATAGGCAACATTAATTATAAAGATAACTATATCTGCCATTTCAATTAGGATATTTAACTCGTCTCTGTCTACTTTTTTCCAGTCAGCATAACCTAAACTAGCAGTTAGTTCTCCAATTTCTTCTAAACCTGCAAGCCACATTACTTCAGCATTAGAGTCCATAGTCTTTTGCCAAGCAAATTGTCTTGTGATTATATCTGAAATATTCATTATTTATCCTTTAATATGTATATTAAAATATTATATAATAAGCTATAAAATAAGATGTACGAAGAGAAAAATTAGGGAGTCAAAAAAGAGGGTGGAGCAGCCAAACCTTTTTAGGGTTAATTTATTTTATCGCCAAACAAACTTAAATTTAAGCTCCACCCCTTATAGTGTAATTAAAAGAACATGGCTAGTTTAATGTCATTTACCTTTCGGACAGCGCTCTCCATAACAAGGATCATTACCAACAAGAACTTCTGGAGTTTGATTTAAAAGTCCTCGTAAGTATCTCCACATAGGAAGCCTTCTTTTTTTGGCTTCCTTCTGTAAAATTTCTTTTAATTCTACAGGAATGGCTATATGAGTATATTTCATTTAAAAAAATCCTTTAAAGAACTTAATTTTTTAGCTGGCTTAATAAACTCAGCTCTTTTATAGAAAGTACCTTTTTTAGATTCATTCCAACAAGAACTGTCAATATGAAAAGTACTATCTTTATTTATTACAAAAGCAAAGTCAAGATTATTCATACTTCTTACAAATCTAGCATTGCCTTTACGAATTTGTATAAAACAACCTTCTTTAAGAGCCTTATCTATTTTATCTGAAGATAGAATAGAAATTTTAACAGGCTCTTGATTAAAATTTTGAATTACTTCTTTTCTTAAAATGAAGGTATTTAAAACTAGAGCATAGACTATTAATATGACAATAATTACTGATTTCATATCAGTCTCCTGCACTTACACATTCATTATAAGGTATACCTTGGCCCTGAGCTAAGCATTCTGCTTCTGTACGTTTATCAGCACAACAGTGTTTATGAAAACTGTCGTGAATTTCTCTACGTACTTCATAACCCTCATAGTCTTTAAAGCATTTAACCATTGGACCTCTATAATATACGTGATCATCAACATGATCAATAACTGTAAGATTCCAATCACCTACACCAGAATAATTTTTTACTATTTGCTTTCCATCATAGACTAAAGTAACTTTATTAGTTGCTTTATTTCTGTCCCATTTATATCTAGAAGTATAAGCAGCATAGTGTGTTTGATTATCTGCACAGATGCAAGGTTCAGGCTCTGGACAAAAATCTACTTTCTTAACATTAAGATAATCTAAAGCTGTATAAGTAGTAAGGGTAGATTGTTCATCACCAAACATAACATACATAATATCAGCTAAAGCTTTAAATCTAAATACGGTGGTATTACTATCATAAGGATTAAAACCGTCTTGCCAACTCCATTGATAAGGTGCATTTATATAAGTATTTGGGGTTTCTGAAACAGCTAGTCTTATAGTATTAGAAACTACAGCGGCTACTTTAGCTCTAAGTTCATACCAGCTATCTTTTTCAAGATTTAGTCTTTTATGAGCTATTCTTTTACCATTATATTTATAAGAACAATTAAGCTCGCCATTCTCTACTGTAAGAATTGCGTTTTCAGGTTCCCAGTCTAGTAAAGTTTGGTTTTTGTCGTCAAAGGTAGTATAATAAACATACCTAGGTTCTGTATTATTACAATCGGGAGGCTCCGGACAATCTGGTGGTTCAGGACAAGTACAATTGCATTCTGGTGGTTCAGGACAAGTACAGTTGCATTCTGGTGGTTCAGGACAATCTGGCTCATTAAAAGTAAGCCAATTAATTTGGTCTATAATCTGCTCTAAAGAGGAACTATAGCTTAAAGTAGTTCTAGGGCCTAAAGTTATAGGATTTATAAAGTATAAGCTTAAAGCTACAAGAAAAAAGGTTGCAATAGCGCCAAATAAGAAGTTTTTCATTGGTAACACCTATTAAAGGAATTAAGAGCCTAAAAAGGCTCTAAAGGAGATAGTAAATGCACAAAACTTGAGGAGAAGGCACTTACCGCCAGCACTAGTTTAAAGCAAGAAAAAAGACTGCACTGGGCGGTTGTGGGGTGTGGTAACTTGCTATTCTCAAGAAAATACCAGCCGTTGAGTAGGCAGCAAAAAATATCAAAAAACGCCTATAGTTACTCTTACCATCGTGAAGTGATTGACACCCCTAAACATGAAGCCTAAGAAGGCTTCACTATTAGAAGTGTTAAACTTCTTTAGGAGTCTCTTCAGCCTCAGCATCAGGAGCATCAGGAGCATCTTCAGGAATACCTGCTGGCTCTTCATTATTTGTTTCAGGATTAGGATCCTCAACTTTTTTCTTTCTAGCTCTAGCCACAACCGGACGGCCTTTGCTTTTCAACCAATTTGCATACCAAGCAATAGAATTTGAGGTAGTCTCAACGCCTTCAGTTTCTTTCAGGTACCTAGCAAGTTCCGTATAGCTAAGTTCTGCCAAACTTTCATCTTGCAGTACTTTTATAGTATGATAAGCTTTTGTATTAGGATTCTCTCCTAGGGAGCCTCGCTTTGTCTTTTTAACGATAACGCCCTCATCATCAAGAGCAAAACCATTCTCATCTAGAAATTCTACCATAGCCTCTCGATCATCAATCTCATTATAATGATTAACGATTTTTTCCATCAGACGTTCTTTTGAGTCCTTGTCTTCCACCTCTAGCCCTAAACCAGCTGCTCTAGCTATCAACTGTACTTTTGTCATAGTATTTCCTTTTATGTTTTTCAAAGTTACTTTAGCTTTGATATTATTATTATAACGTGAGTTTTAATACAAGTTACACAATTCAAAATTTATCATTTTGAACTAGTCTTACTATAGCTTCATATACCTCCTTTGCATAGTTGCTTTTTTCAAAAAACCAATTTGACTCTCCAGCGGCAGTGATGAACTTAATACTTTTATCAAGCTGAATTATCTCAACTGCCAGATTCAAATTAAAAATATTTTTATCATTATATGGGTTTACAAACCAGCCATTAAATTTCATTTAAAAATCCTCAAGTTGTTTTAATAAGCACTCTTCTGGTAGTTTATCATCATACCAACGAACAAATACTCCATGCCTAAGTTTTTTATTCTTGGTTACATCATTAGCTCGAACTGTTAAAACCTTATGTTTAAGTTTTCCGTCTATAGCCAGTTGAGTTGCTTCTGCTCGACTGTTTAGATCTCCTAAAGAAGTAATTTTACCAATAGGATATATAGCTCCATGATGGTATACAGCGACTTCTAAAGCTCCTATCATACCTTCAAATTTACCTTTTCCAGGAGTAGTACCTATAACAAAACAATCAACTTCTAATTGCTTTTTGACTTTAGTCCAGCCTTTTTCATACCTTACTAAGTCATGTTTAAGCATAATACCTTCTCCATTATGCTCCATAATATCATTCCAAAGTCTTTTATAATTGTTAATACTCCAAGATCTGGCATGATAAACATGGTCATCTCCATAAATAAAAGGACTTTTTAAAATTTGAGGTTTTAGACTATCAAACATAAAAGTTCTAATAGTTTCTCTTCTAGTTAAGTAACTCTCATTAAAAATATTAAATCCAGCCCATCTTTGAACATCAAAGATTATGATTTTTAAATCTTCTGAAACTATTCCTTTTGAACCTAGTTCTGATTGAGTAGCATTCCAACTATTCTCTGCTATTACTAGAGCTTCAACGTCTAAAATAGTATCATTGGGTAAATTCATTTTCTCTAATTGAGAAATTATATGAGGAATTTGTTCTGCCTTATTATGACCACCTCTAGTATGAGCATAATACTTATTTTCCACCTTAGATAAAATAAGCCTATGCCCATCAAATTTTTCTTCTACATAGATATGTGGCAGTTTAGCTAATACGCTAACTCCATCTATATTGATAGACTTTCCTGCTGATAAAAAATTACCGTATTTAGAACTTTTAAAAGACATAGTTATCTCCTTTTATAAACTCGCATACCTCTTCAGCTAAATCTCTTATATAGGTAGTTTCGCAGGTATCTTCATAATCGCTGCACATTGCCACGACACCATCGCATATTTCTGTGATCCCCATAATTTGCAATACATCTAAATAAACTGAGACTGTTCCTATTGAATATTCAGATAATATAGCTTTAAAGGTATTATGCTCTATAAGATCATTTAAGGTTATCTTATTCTGAGTCAAAGTCAGAGCCATTAAAGCCTCCTTCTATATTTGGTTCATAGCTTTTACCACCTACAAAATCTCCATCAGGAGTAACATTATAGGTTTTACCACCCACAAAATCTCCATCAGGTGTAACATTATAAGTTTTGCTTTCTACAAAGTCTCCATCAGGTGTAATATTATAAGTATCACTGTTGAGAAGCCTACCTTCAGGTGTCATTGTCAATGCCATTATGGCAATACTTATAGATAAGGCTTTTTTCATATTATACTTCCTCCTCTAGAACTACTTCATTAGCTTTTAAAGGTCTTGCAAAAGCCCAACGAGCACCAGCTATACCTTTATAGGCTGAAAACTTAGTATCAGATATATAACCCTTAAATACAGTCGGTATCCAGTTGTCTGATTCATCATCTCTAACCATAATGACTTTATTAATATTAGAGTTATCTAAGTACCATTCAGGCTTTTCTCTATATTTATAACCTTGCATCCAAAGTTGATGACTGCTAGTTACTGGCATCCAATCTTCAGAATTTTCTAAAGCAATTTCTATAGACTTACCCAAAGCCTTAGCTTTGCGAGCCTCAAAAAACTCATCTTCAATAACATAGTAAGTTGGACTATCAAACATAATATTTATAGGTTGAGCTTTATCATATTTAACCCAAATATTCTCAGCAGCGTTATACCACCATAGATTGCCATTATTGGCCCAATGCTTAAATATTGGCCAAAGTTGTTTAGCTCTTTCTTTTGTCATAATAAGTCCTCCAATTTATTTTCATTACCTAACAGCTCTCTAATATCTTCTCTTAGTCTTTTTATAGTAGTAGAACCTTCTGCTACTAAAAGACAATGTGCATAACCAATCCATCTGTTCATTTTAGCAATATCCCAAATAGATTTATTATTATAAAGGGTTATTAAGAGTTCATTAGCTTTACTGCAGTGTCTGTCTGAAATAGACAAACTGTAGTCTAAAATAGCTAGAGTATCTGCTAGCTGTTTCTTTTTCTTTTTCATTTTTCCATCCTTACTAGAATACCAAATCTAGAGTTAAAAATTCTAGAAGCCTTTATATAACCAGCACGTTTCCAGAGTTCTCTGAAATAACAAACTGGACAACTTAGTTTATTAACCCTAGTAGGGGTTAAAATTACTTTAGGCATTGTTAAGTTTATAGCTATCTTCAGCTAGTAACCAAAGTCTATTTTCTGACATATAAGCTTCTTCTTTAGACTCATATTCTCTGCCAACTTTAGGTAGCTTCCAAGTTTTTGATTTTTTATCAAACCAAATTTCTTGATCGTCAATGCCATAGGCACCAACTTTGATATAGTCAATGCCATTGACATTGTAGTGCCAACTAGCATCCCCATGATAGTTTCTAAACTTCACTTTTTCTCCTTAGTAGATTGAGGTGAAGGAGTATTGTAGCATTCACTTTTTCTCCTTAGTAGATTAGGATGAAGGAATATTGTAGCATCCATAAGTTCCCAAAATATTATAGCCTCAGGAATTACATCTAAAGCAACAAGTTCTAAATGGCTAAACAGTTGTTTTAATAGAGCTCTTCCATGCCCTTGTCTCATAGGTGAAATTAAGATATTATATATCCTAGCTTCACCATCTGAGATATAAAAGCATATTATTCCAATATCTAAGCCTTTATACAGAACTTGATATTCTTTTAACTCAGGCTTTTCTAAATCTTTACAAATAAAACTTAGCTTATAGGGCCGAGTAGCCATAGCTAGCATTTCTTACATTTTTCCAGAAATAGCTTCCAACACTGTCAGCATCTCTAAGACCCTCATAGACCTCAAATGGAACATCATAATACTCATATTCTTTACCACTTACAAAGGTAATAAATAGAGAATTAGTTTGGCTATTGTAACCAATACTAGCTATATTGCTGCTTTCTACCTCAGTAGAATGATCCATACGTGGTTTTGACATTTTTAACTCCTTTAATATATATATACTATAATTATATAATGAGTTTTTTAATGGGTTATTCGTAGTATCTTTTGACTTTAACTTGTAATTTTGAGATGGCAATATCATAAACTCGCCATATTCTTTGTCGAGAGATTTGAAGAATTTCTGCTATTTCAGCTACATCATAAGGTCTGTCCTCTAGTTGTATATCTAGAGAACATTTACCTTTTTTATTTCTGTATTCGCAGAAGATTTTTTTGCAGTCTTTGGACGTGTCCGCATGCTCAGGGCATACATCCATAGGTTTCATATTACTCTTCTTTAACTGGTTTAGTCATGAATTCAGTAAGTTTAACCAAACTGGCATCATCATTATCAACAGCGTAACGAAGCATAGTAAGAGTATCAGCAGCTTTAGCACTGTTTAGATTAAATTCAGTAACAAGATCTGATACTAATAGTTTAATTGGTTCATTTGACTCATCTTGGCCGATTTCTACTAGAGCTGCTCCAGCCTTAGCAAGAGCCTCAACAAAATTTTTGTAAGCATCTATCATAATAATCCTTTAAGAAATAGTGACAGTTCTTTTTCTGCCATAATTGTAGTCTGCATCTCTAAGACATACAGAAATAATATCTCCTGGGCTAGGAGCAACAGAGTAAACGTGAGCAACATGAGGTGTTGAAGGAGTACCTAAATCTGTTTTTGTAGTTTCATTAAATACTACTGGCGTACCAGAGTTCCAATCAAGAGTAATATCAGTAGATGTTGAGGCCTCAATAATTGGTCTTGTTTGTTGCTGAATAAGATAGTCAATATCTAGCTCAGTATCATCTTCAAATACGATAGTACTTGAAGTTACATTTTTAAAACCTAGAGCTTCAAAGTACAGTCTGTAGTTATTCTTAATTAGAATGTGATCTGCTTGCTCTTTAAAAAGTCCTGCATCAAAAATAATTGGTAAATTTGAAGTTTTTAAATCAATATTACCATTACCTTGATCATCTAGTAACTTACCAATTCTAGATAATGCGGCTAGATTTAGATAGAATTCATTTACTCCTCCTGAGCCATCGTCTGTACCTATTGTTAGCCAATTACCAGCAAGAGCTACCTCTCTTGCTACTACTGGATCTGCATATATAGTTGAGAAAATATCTCCACGAAGAAGTATTCCTGTTTGTGCCATTTTTTGTCCTTTCAAATTTAATTATACCTTAGGTAAACTATCAAGCTGTACGTATTTATTATGTTCTCTATAGACCATTAAAGTTCGAACAGTGATTTTATCTATAGGTTTATAGCTTAAAATTCTATATTTTGAAGCTGCTTGGTACTCTAAAGTACACCAATAAAAGTCACCTTGGATATTGAGAACTCCTTTTAGCTGGAATTCTTCTCTGTTTAACTCTATAAAATCAAAGTTATTGGTGAACTCAATGTCATCATCTGGACCATAGGTATCATAAGGACCATTAGGTTCATAAATTATATATTCTGGCTTGGATATATAAGGTCTACCATCTGATATTCTATAAAAATAAGTTCCTACTCTTTTACTAGCAAGAACTAAAGGTTTTACTTGTATATAATCTTTTGTATAGTATCCAGATGGTAATTTCCACAGTGGTGGACCTTTCAAGACATAACATTCTTCTGGAGTATAAATTTCAAGAGTGGAATCTTGAGGATCAAGTATTGTATCATTATAAGGAACTGATGGCCTAGAAGGTATTGAATAGTTCATAAATGGCGAGACTTCAGACCAGTTCCAAGGTTTTGTATTAAAGCATAGAACATATAGCTTAGTAGCATCCATTTTCATACAAGGAGAAGTGCTAAATACATTACCTATAAGATTAATATTAAGTTCTAAGGGCTTTGCAGGGACATTGCCATCAGCATTGGTAATGACATTGACATTGCCATTGAAAGTGGCGATTCCTAAGCCTAAAGGTACATTAAATTTAGGAATAGCTTGTGAAGCTACAGTTTGATCCTCAAAAACTATTGTTTCTTCTATATATGAGCGTTGCTGGTCCCATAAATCAGCATTACCATCCCATAGACCTAGATTACCATCCATTTATGTACTCCTTAGAGATCATCTATATTGTTTAATAAATTTTCAATATCTTCTGGGTAATCCTCGACTTCACTTATAAAATCATCTTCAAATTCACTTACTAACTGCCAATCCTCTTCGGTTTTCGGATATTCATACTTAGAAAGTTTGTCAAAGAAAACTATAGGCTTTGGTTTCTGGTATTTGCGTCTATACTTTAAGAACTCAAAATAAACATTTTTCGTAATTCTAGTGCTTAAATTTTTATAGTTCTTAAGCCAATGTAGCAGAGTATATTCATTAAAATGGGACTTAACAAAACCTCTTGGCAAAGGCAAATATGATAGCCATTGTGGCCACAAGCATACTGTCTTAGTAGCATTATCAATAACCCAGTCACCATGCAATAAAGGTGTCAGATTAGTAGCCAAAACGGCCTCAACTTTAAAAAGTCTAGAAAAATAAACTGGTACATATCGAATACGGCCAGCCTCTGTATCTACATAATATGGCTTATTAAGTTTAGGGATAAAGTTAAATCTCTTAACGGTAGGTTGATAATCACCATATCTTATAGTACCCTTAGCCGGACCAAAATCTTTAAGATAGCCTTTATATTTATAGCTTGAGTCATCCCAAAAGAAATAAACAAAGGAACTATCTACAGTGGTTAGTTTTTCTTCTCCATAGAGTTCTTTTCTAATTTGTATTAATATATTATTGATAGTTTTTTGAGACTTATTGAATTTATTTAACGTTTGTTCTAGTTGAGTAAATAGAGGTTTTTCTTCTTCGGGTATCTCTTTTAACTGAACTATTTTTCTTTTAACTTGATCCATTGTCCAAGAATAGTTTTCTCCGCCATCCCAACTAGAATTAACTTCAACAGTTGGTGCTGAATCTAGAGCCTCAGCATAAAAGATAAGTATTTCTTTGGCTTTTTTTAAGCCATTTTTAATGTTCTTTTCTGAATAGTTAGGAATTCTAGTTCTATAAATTCTTGATGACCAAAGAGAGAGCAGTAGGAGATAATAAGGATTGCTATAATACTCTAAAGCTTTTTCTTTTATAGTATTATAAGTTATATCTTGTAAATCACCTAAAGATAAATAGGTATTTGCCCACTTTGCAAGAATAAATTCTTTTTTTGGGTTTAAATTCCTATTATTAGTTCCTCCTAAATCTAGATCTTCTGCAGTTAGGCCTTCCTTTATTGCTGCTTCTCGCAGTGTTTTTATTCTAGACTCTACTACACCTAAATCTAGGTTTTCAAAAGTGAGGTTTTTAAGAATTAATATTATATCCTCTCTATATCTATAACCTAAAGAGAATAGTAGTTTTTGTCTTTTTGCTTTACTTTGTCTAAAAAAAGTGGTAGTGGACTGGTTATGTTTGGACATTGGATATGCTCCTAGTATTGTATTTTAATATTATATTATACTATAATATTATATTATACTATAAGATGTTTTATTGGGTACTCGGTACTAAATATGGGTATTTGGTATTAGGCTGTTTACTTATGGAGACTTGCCTAGCGATAGGCGCCTAGCGCCTAGTGCCTAGCGCTTGTTGCAATACTTTTAAGGGGATCTGTTATTGCAGTACTTTTAAGGGATTTGCCATTGCAGTATTTTTAGGAAGATTTGCCATTGCAGTATTTTTAGGAAGATTTGCTATTGCAGTATTTTTAGGAAGATTTGCCATTGCTATTGCCATTGCCATTGCCATTGCCATTGCAGTGTTTTATTTAGGGAAAACATACGATGTTTTGATAAATTGATTCATTTTAAATAGTCAAAAAAAATAAAATTAAAAGTCCATTGACACATGCGAATATGTTCGATAAAAAATTTTTTTGCGTTTTTTAAAAATTGTTTATTTTTTAAGCAGGTTTTATCTATACTTGTTACTTACAGTGACGTTAAGTGAGCCAGTAAGTTTAAATGAAAATTAAACTGCAAAAAAATAAAATGTTTCGATATCCGCGTGTGTCAACCGCACTTTTTTTTTATTATTTTTATATATTTAATTATAATCTTTATTATATTATATATATATTATATAAACACCACTGCAGAGGCATAGTTATTATTAGTAAAAAAGCTCACTGTGAATAAAGTGCTGCAATGTCAATGGCAATAGCAATAGCAATGGCATCTAGTATCTCATTTTAGAATTTCAAATGAGCTTGAATCATTATGGATCCCCAGAAACAGAGCAATTTTTCCTGTCTAAGGAGAAGAATTTTTTCCATAATCAAAAAACAATATTGCGTTGTTGACGTAGATATAGCGAGTATCACTATAAAAATAGCTATAAAAAATAGTTATATTTAGAATAGTATACTTGAGTTTAAATTGGGGGTTTTGAATATCATACTTAAGGGGATTTAGAATAGTATACTTGAGTTTAAACTGGGGGTTTTGAATTGTTTTATTTTTGCCTATTTAGTGATTCTATAGATTTATAAAGAATAAAAAAAGGACGACTGTTCAGTCGTCCATCTTGAATATGGCGAGTATTAGATACCTTAGGTTTATTATTCCGTAGATTAAGGCCACCACCACAAGAAGGGCGGAGGCGAAGATTAGCCCGCTCATGAGGAGATTCTAATTCTTCTTGGAAGCTCCCATTCTTCCTTTTTCTTAGAGACATAGGATGCGATACTCTTACTTGTGGTTTTTGCTTCAGGCATAATTTGTCTGATGGCCTCGGCAATCATTCCGTAGTCCGCGGCGATAAACTTCTCGTCTTTGAGAATTGCCTTTGCCAATTCCTGAACAGTTCCGGACTTATTCGTCTCCAGTTCAATGATTTTAGCGACCAACTCTTCTTTGGTGGACTTCATAAGTTCTTCCTTACGGGCCTCTGGGTTGTCAAGGTCTACGCCCTGATACTTTTCTACGATGTCTTCTACAGTTGGGATTGTGATAGTCATAATTGACTCCTTTTATATTTAGTACAGTCTGTTATAAAAATAACACCTCTTGCTTTGATACATTATAATTATAACGTAAGCTTCACTATGTGTTACACATAGTGAAACACACGATTATTTCGACCAGTTAAAATCCGCCCCGGAATTCCAAAGCTCGAAATAAATACTGTCCAAATCGATGTTAAATCGTTTTGCCAATACCGGTAGGAAATCGTACCAGAAATACACGCCGCTTTCCGGCTTCAGTTCATCGAATATTGTTATCCCGACACAATAGAATCCGCTTTTGTGTTCCTCGATATTCAAGTCCATCAGTATAGATGAAATTTTTCCCTTGCCCATTTTGAATTGGACGTCTGTTGTTTCGTATTCCATTTCGAATGGCACTGTCATTGTCATTTCTAACTCCTTTTTTGATATATCATATTATAACACGAGTTTTATTAAAGGTTACCTATGGGATTTTACCGATGCCCCTGGGATTGCCCTTGCCCAATACAAAAGGGGTTGCCATAGGTATTTACTAAATGCCTATGGGATTGCCATTGCCCAGTACAAAAGGGATATTGGAGGAGAAAAGCAGAATTTCCCTTATGTCTTAAACTTATTAGGGAAAATAAAGCTAGATGCGATAATATTACTAAATTATTTCATTAAGCTTTAAATTATATAAAAAGTATCCCAGAATTGCACTGGATTTGCTAAAAAATGTAGCAAATTTGCTACATTTTCTTTATTTCTTCTAAGAAATCTTCAGTAAATGCACTATTTGGTGCATCTGACTGCATCTTCTTTAAGAAAATAGCTGTTTTATACTTAAAAATCTCCATTTTTACCTTAGAAATTTCCAGTTTTCCTTGAGCTATATAGTCTATTGTGGCTACTATTTCACCTAATAGAATATGTGCCTCTCTTAAGTTATCACTGCTTTCTAGCTCAATATCAGCTAAAATTTTAGCTAAGATCAGCAACTTATTGTAATAATTCATCATCTATCTCCTTTAGATAGTAATGGCCTAAGCCATTACTTATATTGAGGGTAAAAACCCTCTAGCCAGAGTCTATATTTTAGGTCATCTTCATCAATTGAAGCTACTTTACTGAGCTTTGGAATATAGTCAAACCAAAAGTCAAACCAAAAGTCTTCATAGTTATCGAAACCTAAGTCATGCTTTATAGGATTTTTAGCTTTTTCTAAAGTAACCCCCATAAATTTATGGCTTTTATTGCCCCAAGTAGCCTCTAGATTAAACAAAGGGCCTTTAAGATTCAAGTACATAACCTGGTCATAGTATTCTCCGGCGGTGTAAGTCCAACTGTGAAGCCACTCTTCTTCATAAGTCCAGCTTCTGGGTTGTGGGGTATAGTTAAGAGATTGCAAAACACCATCTCTTACTAGTAATGAGCCTTCAAAAGTGAGAAAAGATCCCGGAGGAAGCTCCGTCATGATCTCTTCGTACATGTAGCTTTCGCTTTTTGGGATGTAAAGTTCCATTTACGTCTCCTTAAGTTTGATTTGGTGTTGCCACCTCAATGACCTCGAAGAGAGGCCATCAAGCTAGTAATTTTACCTGACAAACAGCCATTTGCATAGTCTCTTATTTTGGGGTATCTAACCCCATAAGATCTGATTGCTTTTCTAAGAAAATCCTGGCTATTTTCCCTAGCCACCATTATTCTTATTAAGCCCTTGTAATCTCCTTTGGCTTTCATATCCAGTAATTCTCTAAAAGCCATAACACTGTTCTCTTCCGGCTCTAGAGTACTAAGAATATAAATTATAGCATGATCTGCTATGGCTGGTTCTTTTATTACCCTTTCTAATAGGTCTGCTCTATATTCTTTGATTTCTGCTTTTGTCGGGTTTAGCTTAACCGCATACCCTCTAAAAGAATCTTTGAAACTCTTTAAATCTAGAGTAAAACCAGCAGGCACAATTGCCTGCTTTAGAATGTGTAATCTTGACAACTCATTTTTACATGTTGCCACTTCCCCATCGGGGAACAGTATCTTTACCATTCTAGCTCCTTTTTTACACTAGTCAATTCTCTAGCTAGACAATTTTCTAGAGCTTCTTGTTGTGCCATATGCTTGCTTCTCAGGTCGGAGTTAACGTATTTAAAATACGTACCATACTCCAGTTCTCCCCTAAAATCATACTTATGTACACTATACTCTCTGCCTTCCTTATCCCGGCAGACGTAATTAGGGGTTATACAGATTACTCTGTAACCCCTAGTTTCGAATTCTTTAATCATATCTTTAATCATAACTACTTCTCCTTTATTCTCTCAGGCAACATCCAGTTAATTAGCTTTTAAAGCCAAGCAAAGTAGGTGTATCTCCTAATAAGGAATTCTTCAAACAGCGCAAAGTCTTCAGCTGACCAGGAGGCCTTTGTGCTTTTTCGCCATTGCTCATAACCTTTTCTAGTTACATAGCTACCGCCATAATCCCTTAAGATGGCAAAACCTACAACAGCCAGATTATCTAGCAGAAAATAGCCAGTTTCTTCTAGCCTAGTATCAAAGTCATCTTCTCTAATAGCCGGTTGACTTTGCTCCTTTTCAATTTCTGCTTGTGGTAAGTAGAAGATAGCCGCTTCCATGGCTATCTTATACAACAATATGCTCTTTCGGCTCTTTATACTTGACTTAAAACAAAACTGCATTACTTTTCCTCCTCTTCATATTCCTTCCTCACCTCGAGCCATGCCAGTTCTTCGAGCTTGAGCCATTTAGACCCAAGCTCGTCTTTACCGCAAACGGCCTTGTCATCCCAGATGCCGTTTGTTGAAGCTGCAGCAGCGTACTTTAGATCCCATCTAGAGTTATATTCAGCCGCTGTAGTTAGGCTAAACTTGTTATGGATTTTATGGCGCATCATAAAAAATATTAACATAAGACCCCAGGTTTTGTACGAAATATTCGTAAACTCTTTTGCCGTAATGGTAGGGAAGTACAAATCCCTTTGCAGCCTTATAGGCTTGGTCTTCAGCTCGATCAAGCCCATTCTCAACAGCTGTTCTGCTGCCTCCTGTAAGTTCTCAGGAATTTTAGGAGCCAGCAGCTCCTTACACCTTTTGTCCAAAAGGCGAGCTGCTTGTTGCAGCTGCTCTTTTAATCTAGTATCAACTTCCATAGTTGAATCCTCGCTTTATTCTTTCAGGCAACATCCAGTTATTGAGTGTTCATTAACACTATAGAGCACACTACAATAGTGTACTCTAACTGTTAATGATCAGGTAATATTTACCTGATCCTCTTTCCGTATAGGCTATGAAGCTCCGAGATGACTTCGTTAATCATCTCTTGTTTATGCTTGTAATATCCGGTATTATCCGAATACTTAAACTGACCCTTGCTGTCATAAGTGACAGTCTTGGTCACTTCATAAGTTTCTGGCGAGAATGATATACGTATGATATACGTGTCTCCGCTATTTACCTTCATTGCTCTCGTAATATCAAAAGATGTTTTGATGTTCAAGTTATGGGGGATTACCATTTCTTACTCCTTTATTCTTTCAGGCAACATCCAGTTATTGAGTGTTCATTAACACTATAGAGCACACTGCAATAGTGTACTCTAACTGTTAATGATCAGGTAATATTTACCTGATCTTTCTCAGTACGTAATAAACCGTACTTTGTGAAACTGCCATATACTTGGCAATAATCGCTGCTTTTATTCCTCGGTGGTACATACGGCATATTAAGCCGTTCCTTTTTTGCTTTGACATTAAACTGTCTCCTTTATTCTTTCAGGTAACATCCCGTAAAGGTTAATTAGCGAAGGTAATTAACTACAAAGAATAAAACTATGGCATAAAGCCATGTTGTTATAGCAGCTATAGTAACTATGTCTATTATCTTCATAATAGGCCTCTCTTTACTAAGACGCTAGTAACTCGTACTAGCGTCTTAGTGCTTACATTAAAGCTTTTTAGGTAATTAAACCATTCAGCCATGACTTTCTCCTTAGTTCTTTCAGGTAATATCCTATTAATACTTAGGCGGGTGCCATACTTAATTATGTGTACACTGTATACACACTTATTAGTCCCCTGCTTCGCCCGGAAAATTTTTCAAATTCTCTAGAAGGGGCTACCACTAAATAAGCTTAACATTAGTATATAGGCATTATGAATTTTTTACCAATAAATATGCAAAGATCTAATATAAAAACAGCTGTTAAACCTCCATATTCTGGATGGGTTTCTGAATATGCGAGATTTATGGAACATTATCCGGATGTTGTAGATTGGATTGATAGTTTACCAGATGAAATTTTTCCCTTAAACGGTAAAGTTGCAAGTATCAAATATGACTATATAAGTTTACTAGTAGCTGAGAGAACCATGCCAGATGTACATCATAAGGATAGAAAAAGGTTTAAGATTAGGTATGAGACTACTAGTCAAGGGTCATGTATGATTCTTATTGATGGATGGTGTACTTGGTGGATTGAAACTTTATTTCAAGATGACTGGTGTCAGTTCAGTACTAAAGCACACGCTGCAGCTGTAGGAGATTTAGATGTTTGGCTAGGAGATAGCCCTAATTTTAAATCTTTACGTCATGATAAAGTTAGTGTTCAAGCTAAAGCTCCAGAAGGAAATATGTACAACACTGCTCTAGACTATGTAGTTGGAAATAGTCTTTGTCAAATAGAAGCATATAAAATAGTGCCAGATATTTGGACCATTCCTCTTGAACCAGCTATTAGTTATACTCTTAAACCTAATACAGTTCCTTGGTATAAATTTCCTCCAAGAAATAGTCTATATACCACTGCAGGTAATGCTACAGATATTTTTGAACAAGCTAGCTTTGATTTTAAATGTTTATTTGGTACTAAAGCTTTTTTACCATCTATTGGTAAATTTATAGAATTTTATTGGTATTTTCTGAATGAGTGGCGTGGACCTTACTACTCTAGATTTAAGGGTATTTTTGAAGATTGTGTTTTTAATGCTTCTCAGGTAAATTGTACCAAAGCAATAAAATGTAACTTCTGGGATATTAACAAAGCTGCTGATCCATATTATAAGATAAATTTTCAGACTGCCGAGGAGTCTACTTTTGCCACTAATTGGGCTAGTATTTTTGGTACTGGTCAGTTTATAAATAGTTGTATACGTCAAGATCAAATAGATGTTAGCTATACAGATACAAAAGTAGAAGCTTGTTGGTTAGAGGATATCGATGGCTATGTAAGTGGAGAATTAATTAGAGTAAAGGCTATTAAACTTAAAGTTGCAGGTGAACTAATACTAAAAGGAGCTAATATTGAAGATGGGGAATTAACAGGTTCTAAATTTGATATTAGAGGCTTATACCTTAGAAATAGTTCAATACATACCTCTGGAGATATGCTACTTGATGATAGTCGCTTAATAGATAGCGTTGTCAATGCCAGTACAGGTGCCTATGCCATTAAAGGTTTAGGTATGGACAATAGTACTTTAAGTTTACAGACTGGAGCTATTTTAGAAAACAGTTCAGTAGTTGGAGGTAGTACCTTGCTACTTGGGCAAAATGTTGTTTTCAAAAGTAGTGCAGTGGCTAATGGAGGTACCTTAACCATTGGGGAAGGAACTCAGCTAGAAGGTTGTTTTTTATCAGTGGCTCAAAACACAACTGTAGTTGATAATATTACCCTTATAGGGGTTGATCTAGGTTTAAAAACTCATTGGGGTTATGCAGATGATATGGGAGGAGAGATAACTCATATGGGATTAAGTAGACAAACTCAAGCTACTTATGGCATACCCGTTACAAGTATAAATCTTAATCAATGCATAATAAAACACTCAGATTATTGGGCTTTGACTTCTGGAGCTAGATCTGAATTTGAGCTTTTTAAAGACTATGTTTTAGCCTATGACAAGTTGCTTTATCCAAGTAGTGGAGGAACTAGTAATGAGGCCGAAAAACTTTGGGTAGCAAAAGACCAAATAAGTGATAGCACACTGCAAGAATTAAAAACTTTAGAAGTGAATATACTAGGTTGTGAAAAACATAAGTGGTGGTATCCAATAAGCTATCCTTATGATCTAAATACAATAGTTGATCCAAGGAGACCATAGATGCTTATAGATGACAATATTTATAGAGCCTTGCTAAGAATAAAAAATAAACCAGAAACTGCAGATTTATTAGTTGATCCAGAGTGTAAAGAAGACTTATTAAGCCTGCTATTAGTAGACTCTGATTCTGATGAATTTAGTTTGCAACAGGAATTTGAGTCCTCTTATAAACTAGTTAAAGACTATATTAACAATATGGATAAAATTACCAGTAAAGAGGATTTAGATGTTTTAAAAGAAGCTCAAAAGTTTTTGACTTTTTTATTACGGAATGAAGAAAAACTTGCTAGTGTTGAAGAGGTAAAGAGATTTAAGGAGACTGTTCTTGAGGCCTTAGACGCTGCCAGTCCTGAGTTGAGAGACCAAGTTATTGCTGGATTAGCTCAATGAATCCGTATATTACTAACTTTAGGTCTGAACTTATGGGTCGATATGGTTTGTTAAGTCATGGGCAAAGTAATTCTGAATGGATTGAACAAAATACAAAGTTATCAGGTAGAAATTTTAGCTTTGAAGGGCATGAGTTTCAGAGACAGATCTTAGATGATGAATGCCAACATCTGGTAGTGAAAAAGTGTTCTCAGGTAGGTTTGACTGAAGTTATTATACGTTGGGTATTGGCTTTTTTAGCTAGAAATCAGGGTCTAACTACTATCATGACTCAGCCAACTAGAATGATGGCTTTAAATTTTTCCACTACTAGAGTTGATGAGATAATAAAAGAGTCGCCACTGTTGAATAATCTTTTAGATCGTAAAGTAGATAGTAAAGAGCTTAAAAAGCTAAGTAAATCATATTTGTATATAAAAGGAACTATAGGTAGCTCATCGGCTATTTCAGTGCCTGCTGATGCTATTATTACTGATGAATATGACTTTAGCGATATGGCCGTAGTAGGTAAATATAATTCTAGACTTTCACATTCAAAATATAAGATAATAAAAAGGTTCTCTACGCCTACTATACCTGACTTTGGAGTAACTAAAGAATTTGAGCTCTCGACTAAAAATCAAAGGCTACAAAAGTGTCCAAGTTGCAATCATTGGAACAATCATGACTTTTTTAAGGATGTCAAGATATTTCATCCTAAGTTTTATGGTGTGCCAATTGACAATATTCAATTAGACGACCTATTAGAGATAGGTCCTGATCAAATAAAAATGCAGTGTCAAAAATGCGGTAGAGCCTTAGACTACACAGACTACACTGCTCAAGAGTGGGTTGAAGAACATCCAGGAAGATATATTCATGGTTATCAAGTTAGACCTTGGCATACTGAAACTCAGAAACCTTTTGATCTTCTTCGGTCTAGAGAAGACTATGAACTTTACTCTGACTGGGTTAATTTTGGTTTAGGTGAGGATTATATTGATGCTAGTCAGATTTTTGATTTGAAAAAGATTACCGCTAGTAGCTTTCCTGTTTCTGACCATTTTGGGATGTTCTTAGGGATTGATTTTGGTAAGAAATGCTATTTAGCAATGGGCTTTCCTATTGACAATTCTATTATTATTTCTCTTTATGAAGAGCTTAGTGAAGATAATGTTAAAGCTAGGGTTAAAGAGTTAATTAGAAGCTATTATATTGCTGGTATGGTTTTAGATGCCTTACCTCAAACTAAGTTGTCTTCTGATATTAGGAGTTTGCTACCTGGTAAGGCCTACACTGCTTACTACTCAGATAGTCAAAAAGATTATTTTGCCTTAAGAGCCAATAATAAAGATGTTTCTATAGCTAGAACTCAGCTCTATGATAAGGTTTTAGGTCTAGATGAGATTATTATAAATGACACTGCACAACTTGAAACCTTTAAAAAGCATATGCAAGGAATGATAAAACAAAGACTTAAAGACAATGAAGTTGAAGCTGTTAGATATGTAAAGGTAAAACCAGATCATTATTTACACGCTGTAGGATACTTAAAAACAGCTATAGATATCTTTGGAGCGAGTCAATCTCATATTGTAAAGCCTACTGTAACCACGACTAAAATGCAGTAGGCTGCCATTAATTTACTTTGTTTCATTATATAGCAATAAATGTTAGGAGAGCCAGATGGCTATTTTGTTAAAAAATTTCTTTAAAGGTGCTAAACCTAGTGCTAAGCCTAAGTCTAGATCTCCTTTAAAAGAAGGGGATAAATATTCTCCTATACCTTATAACTCTTATACAGATCCAAGTTCTTTAAGAAACTCTGGAGATACCCAAACAGTTATTAAAAATCTTCAAAATTATGATCCTGATTTTGGTAATGCTATTTGGGCTATCTTAAGGTTTTCAGATACACCACTTAAAATAATCTTTAGAAAAGATAAAGGGGAATTTGATGCTAAAAAGACTCTAGAGTTTATTAATTTAATTACTAATACTTGGGTTTCTAGTACTAATGCTCCTAGTCCTCGTGAGTTAGGGACTAATATTATTCAACAACTATTCATGTTTGGAGGTGTAGGTGCTGAGGTTATATTAGACGAATTCAAATTACCTACTAGAACAGTTTTAGTCGCTGCGAAAGAGTTAGAATGGAAAAAATCTAATGGATCTTTTATACCAATTCAAATGAATCAAGGAAAAGAGATTAAGTTAGACATTCCTACTTTTTTCTATACTGCTACAGATCTTCATCCTGATCAGGCAGCAGCTGATTCACCATTACTTTCTGCAGTACAAGCAGCAGTATTTAAACAACAAGTAATTACTGATATTCAAAGAGTTATTAGACGGGCAGGCTATCCAAGACATAAAGTTACTATTTTAGAAGAAATTCTTAGATCTAATGCACCAGCTAATATTAGAACTGATCCTGATGAGTTAGAGAAGTGGCTTATAAAACAAAAAGAGAGTATATCTGAAGGTTTAGCTAAACTAAAGCCAGAAGATGCCATAGTTATTTTTGATTCTATTGAGATTGACTATCTATCAACAGGTTCTAATACTACAGTTGATTTTAAACCTATTGTGGAAATTTTAGATGGGCAATTAACTTCTTCTTTAAGAGTATTGCCTAGTATACTAGGTAAGTCAGGTATGGGTGGTTCTTCACAAAATATAGCCTCAGTTGAATCTATGTTATTTATTAACACTGTCACCTACTTGCAGAATAGGGCTGCCAAATTACTAAGTCAAATTTATACTATTATGGCTAGATTACAAGGTATGAAGGGTCTTATTGAGGTTACTTATGAGCCAGTTAATCTAAGACCAGATCTTGAGCTAGAGCCTCAGAGATTGGCAAAACAGAATAGAATTTTACAGCTTCAAAGCTTTGGGCATATAACTGACTCTGAAGCCGCTTTAGAACTAGGTATTTTACATGAACCTACAGAAGAACTTTCAGGTACTAGATTTTTAGATAGTAAGCCTGGAACTGATACAGAAAACATCTCTGCTAATACTGATCCTTTGGGTCGTAGTATTACAGGAGGTGATGGTTCTGGGGATACCAGAGGTAATGAATCAAGTTCATAGAAAGGAAATAATATGGGAAAGAGACCTACAGAAGGTGCTTTTAAGGTAGAAACAGTATTTATAGACAGAAAACCCACTGCATATAATACTATTTTTTCTGAGGGAGCTTTGAGTCAAGTTGCTAATCATATCAATGAAAATGGCTTGCCATTGTTATTGAGTCATAACAGTGGTAGATTGCCATCAGGTCAATGGTATGAGGCTAATAATACTACAGAACAAGTGATTGCTAAATTTTTTATTCCTAAAGAGATTAGAGAATTTGAAGATGTTAAAACTCGTATTGATACAGGCATTTTAGATAGTGTATCAATTGGTTTTAGTGCTAAGAAACATACTTGTTCTATTTGTAATAATGACATAAATAACTATCAAGAGTGTCCACACATTCCAGGTAGAGAGTATGAAATTAGAGATGATCCTAAAGGACCAGTAGTAGGTAAAGAAACTTGCTATGTAATTCTTGATGAGCTTAGTGTTTCAGAAGGTAGTTTGGTATACTCTGGAGCTGTAAAAAGTGCCAAAGTTATTAAGTCTTCTGATAAAGCAGAGTTTTTTGAAAAGAATCACTTTGAGTTTGCTGACGGTCAGCTAAAATTAGAGGCTATCCATACAAAGCATTCTCTACAAAGCTTAAATGAACAAAAAGACCCAGAAGGAAAATTGATGGATGAGAAAACATTTAAAGAGCTTCAGACTAAGCATCTAGAGCTTCAAGAAAAGTTTACAGAACTTCGTCAGACTAATCTAACTGTACAAGAGAAAGTTCTAAGCTTGAGAACTGAAGTACAGGAGTATAAAGATAAAGCTGAGAAGTATGATACTATCGTGGCTAGTTTGGAAACAAAAGAGGCTGAGCATAAAAAACTCTTTGCTGACTTTGCCGAAGCTGTTGAGAAACTAGCTGCTCCTTTTAAAGTTGACTATAAAGCTCCAGATAACTCTGAAGATTTGCTTGCTGACTTTGAAACATATATGGAAAAAGCAAAAGCTTTGCCATCAGGTCGTCAGTCTGTTAGTGAGCCTGACTCAATTGAATATGCCGCTCCAGAAGCTGCGTATAAAGTATAAAGGGGAATTAAATGTATCCAGAACTACTCTATAAAGGCCAGTATACGCTGAAAAGAGTTCTAACAATGCCAATGGTGCCTAGTCTTACAAAAGATGATATAGGTAAACTTGTTTCTCTTGATTCTACAGGTACAGTTAGACTAGCACTTGAAGACGCTGTCTTTTTTGGTGTACTTAGAACAGTCAACAACAATGACAATATCTGTACGGTTGATTTTTCTGGAGTTCATCAGTTTAAATCTACGGCTGGTATCGATGCAGGTAAAGCAGTTGTTCCAGGAGGTACTCCTGAAAATGTAAAAGAAGGTACAGGAGCTACTAAAGCTGTCACTTTGACTCAAGTTGCCGCAGGTGAGCTTGTTTCTGTATTTTTTCTAAACTAAGGAGCTTTAAATGAAATTTAAACGAAAAGCAGTAGCTAAAGCTACTGAAGTTAGACTTAGCCCAAGTATGTATGCCGAAGCAGCAGCTTTGAAGCTTACTTTTTCTCAGTATCTTGAAAGACTTAATCCGTCTCAGCCTGGTGATACTCTTGATGCTTTTGAGCGTCAGCTTCAGAAGTTTGGTATTGTTACTCAGTCAATTCCTGAAAAAGGTATTTATGCATCCACTGTAGAGCAGTTCTTGAAAGCCTCAGAGGAGTATACTTATGCAGACAATCAACCACTGCAAACTGATGTACCTGAGTCTAGAATTTTGTTTCCAGAGTTTATCTCTAGGGTAGCTCGAGTAGCTTTGTTAAAAGATCAAGATTATGATGTTAATAATCTTTTGGCTACTACTCGTGTTATTCCTAATACCACTTTTAAAGAGCTGTGGATTGACACTACTCCAGGTAAATCAGATCAGCCAGATCGTACTCAATATGAGATGGGTAGAGTTGGTGAGTTTGGTACTTTTCCAAGAGTACAGATTAAATGGTCTGAAACAGCTAAAAGTGTCTATAAAAGAGGTGTACAGATAGACATGTCTTATGAGTTTCAGCGAGAAGCTACTATGGATATTCTTGCTATTGTTATCTCTCGTATCATGATGACTCAGTCTATGGATCTATTTAAGAAAGCTCTTGCAATTGGTTTTAATGGTACTACAGTTGTTGAATCTAGTAGCCTAGACCCAGCCGCTACAGGTAATACGATCACTTACACTGCTTGGCTTAAGTGGACAGCCAGCTTTAAGCCTTATAGCTGTGGTGTATACTATTGTTCTCTTGATACTGCATTGAAAATCATTATGATGGAAAAACCTGATGTTGATCCAGTAGCTATGATGGCAGCATTGAAACAAGGGCCTGTAGATCAGAAGATCAGTCTTTCTAGAGGTATGTGGGATAACGTAACTATTTTCCCAATGACAGATGGATCTATTCCAGATGACTATATCTTTACTCTTGATAAAAACTATGCTCTTGAGAGAGTTATTCAAGCAGGTACAGATATCCAAGAGTCAGAGCGTATCATTACACAGCAGTTTGATTCAATTGTTATCTCTATCTCTGATGAGATTAGTAGAATTTTCTCTGATGCAACTTTTGTATTGCATCTATCAGACTAAGGAGAGATAATGAAAGTTAAAGCTAAAGATCCCAGTAAAGTTTACTGGGATAAAACTCAAGATAAAGTAATTCACGGTAAAAAGACTGTAGTTGTAAAAGCTACTGGTTTGATTAGAGAGCTTATTAACTCTGGAGCTCTAGTTGAAGTCTTTGAGGATAATGAGTCTCAAGTAGGTGTTGTAGATAGCAATAAGCTTAATCCTGAAAACACTGCTACTGGCAAGGCTAAAGAAAATACTTTTAACAAGTCAAAAGAAACTGCCTAGTTTTTATCTAAAGGTCATTAGACCTTTAGAGTAAGGACTAACTATGACATTAACTTTTTCTTTTATAAGATCTTTATCTGGAGCTAGCGAGGCAGAATTGCCTGATGTTGTTTTAGAGGACTTACAAGTAATAGATATAGCTAATACTTGGTATGATTCCTTAGACAATACTATAACAGATCCAATTTCTGAAAATATTGCCTTATATTATAAAGGCTATAAATGTATTGTACTTTTAGAACTATACTTACTCACTGCCTTACCTGAAAAAATTAAGGACAATTTTAATGAGTTGACTCGATTTGATACTATTAAAGATGTTATTGCTTTAGCTAAGCAAAAGCTTTTAGAATTAGAAAATCCAGTAAATACTCTAGGGAACATTACTCGCTTTGATATAGTTTCTCCAACTATTGATCCGGTGACTCAAGAAGGTCGTTAAAATGAACATTCATAGTGTTCGTAGAAGATTTCAGCATAAAGTAGATTTTTTTATACCGAGTAAATATACTGGTAATATATTTCAAGGCTTTTATAGCTTACAGCAGGATCCCCTAAATAGCGAAAGATTTTTATTATATATAACTATTTCTTTTAAACCTAATATAGTGGGTCATTTAATTTTTATTAAAAATCAACCTTGGCTAGTTCACAGATTTTTTAAAGAGGTAGTTAATTTATCTCTATACGAGTATCTATTAATGCCTACTAATGATATGCTAGATATTCTAGTTATTAGACAAAGTGTAAATGCTCTTGGAACTTCTAATACAGAAATAAGTACTGATGGGAATAACTTTTTACTTGATGGGAATAGTCTTTTTATTCCTAATAATAGAGTACATTGTATTCTAGATACTTTTAGTAGAAAAGAAAGGATTAATCCCACTGTTCAACCTGCTGATGCCTATGAAAGAACTTTTTTCATAGCTAGATCACAAATGATAGATTACCAAGTTCCTATAGCAGTTTACTATAAAGGGATAAGATTTAAAGTTATGTCTAAGACTCCATATGATGGTGCCGTAGAACTTAGAGCTACACAGGAATTATAATGGCCACTAAAATAGCTAGAGTAGAGGATGTTATTACCAGTATTCAATATATAGCTAATGACTTTGCTCTGGCTAATAATCTTGAATTTGCTGATACTTCTTCTGTTGAAGCAGCTAATGACTTAATTCAGCAAAGTAAGAATTTATTAATTCTTGTTTTTGAGTCTTTAAAACAAGAAACTTTTAGTACTTTTTCTTTTAGACTTTTTGTTTCTTTTGCTTCTGAAATAGATGCTAATTCCTCTAAAACTGGTATAGTTTTAGCCTCTTTTATGTCTTTATTACCTAGGTTTTCTAGAGTAATTATTTATGATGCTGATGGTCTAAGAAAACCAGTGTCTGAATTTTATGATACAGGTGTAAGGTTTGTAGTTCAAAATATAGTTCAGAAACAAATGTCTAAGCCACAAATGAGGAATAACTTATTGTCTATCGAATTTACTCTTTTAGGTTTAGCGAATAAAGCTATGTTACAGTATTGTAATTTATTCAGTAAGTTAGCTCTAGACGAACAAGCTAGCTTAAGAGTTAATTTACATAGAGAGATACTAGACACTGCAGAACTTCAAGGAGGTGGTTTTTATCCTGGTTCAGGAGTTAATCCTAGTCAGACTAGTTATCCTTATTCAATTATTTCAGTTAGGGGTCAAGTATGAGTTATAATAGAGTTAATTGGCAGGATTTACCTAATATAGATACACCTGTTAATGCTGATAATTTAAACCGAATGGATGAGGCTATAGCTAATTTAGATAGCTTTTTAGTTCCTAGCGTAGGTACTAGTGAACCTATAGTAATGCCAGATGGTAGCATTAGACACTATAGTGGTACTCATTATTTTCCTATCTATATATCAACTACAGGTGACGATAACGACACTGATGGTTCTCAAGCTAAACCTTTTAAAACTTTTGATGGTATTGTGCAGTTTCTTCAGTCCATAGCAAGTGGTCGTATGGTAGAAGTTTATATGGAAGATGGTGAGTACATTTGGATTACTACTGGTTGGGAGTATATTACTTTAGCTGGTTTGAGAATTCGAAGTATATCAAATAATCCAGCAAATTGTAAAATTATCTCTAATGGTAGTTGTTACTCTTTAGGCTTTTTAGAACCTGCATTTATAAATATTAAAAGAGTTACTATAGATGTACAATCGACAGGTGGAACCTTATGGTTTGGTATGCTTTGGCAAGCAAGATTTTATGGCTGTCCTATTACTTGTGATAGTGATTGGGGAGTAGTAGGTTCTTGGGTAAATTTATTTGTTTTATTTGATGGCTCACCAGACTATGAAATTAAATTAATAGATGGGAAGCCTCTTGTATATAACAATAATAGTGGCTTTGTTAGGATTATGTTTGATGATGGTCATTATCTAAATAACCCAACTGTTGAAGCTAATTGGATTAGTAGGCCAGTAGTATTACCAGATGGATCAGTTTTAAATCCTCAAGCTATTGTTGGGTTAAGTAATCTTGTATATACTGATTTACCTGATATAACTGGCGAGCCACCTACAGCTCAAACCTTTATGAACTATACTGAGAAAAAACCATATTGGTGGACTGGAGATGAGTATATTACCTTTCCTGAAGGTGAGCAAAGTCAACTGCAAAAAACCGATACTTATTACCCTAGTTGGTACTTATTAGGTAGAAATCCTGATAATTATAAAGCTCCAGGGAAGTACGCTGTAGATTTGAGTTATAGTAGCCAAAGTGGCAATGCCAATGGCGCTTCCGGAGGTTATTCATTTACTGTAGGTTATAATGTTAAGGCTACTAAAAATTATTCAAAAGCAAGCGGGTATTTAACAGAGGCCACTGGTTATTGTGCCTATGCACATGGCTTTAAGGCTTATGCTATAGAGGATTATACAGTAGCAATAGGCTATGGTGTTAAAGCAACAGCTGAATATCAGATTGCTTATGGTTACTATAATCTTGGTGAGTCTGATTCTTTATTTGAAGTTGGAGTAGGCCAGAGTGACTCTGCTAGAGCTAATGGCCTAGCTGTTAAACAGGATGGAACAGTTAGAGCGCAAAAAAGTACTGTAGAAGCTATTAAAAATGCTCCAGAAACAGTCTTAGTAACTAAAGAATTTTTAGACTCAAATGCTGGAACTTCTTCAGATAGACCTAATTTAACTAGTGCTAGTGGTAATGCTTTTTTTGATACTGACTTAGGTAAACCTATTTGGTTTAATGGTACTGATTGGGTTGATGCTAGTGGAACTTTAGTATGAAAAGAGTAGTTAGATGGATCTTAGTTTTAATTTTTATACTATGGTTTGGTGTTTTTTTAGTGGCCTGTACAGTTATTATAAATTCTAGTATAGATAAAGAAGAAGAAGTTAATGGCTCTACTTCTTTTGAACTTGCAATATAAGGAGCATTTTATGTTAAGATTAATTTTAGTTATCCTAGGAATTATTTTTCTAGGCTGTGGTGGAGATACAGAGAGTTCTTCTACATATTATATTGATGGTAATGGTACTATACCGCCACTTGAACAAAATCAAACTATTAAGCCTGATGGTAATGTTCAAAGTGTCGAGGTTAGTGATAGTGGGCTTTTAATTATGTGTAATGAAGGTTCTTCTTGTACAGTTACCATAGGAGATAACAATGGAAATCTTTTGGAAGGTAACACAGGCAAAACTAGTGTTTCTGGCTCTAATTTGGATTATACTTATTGGTATCAGTATAATGGGGGTTCTTGTTGTATTACTTGTGGTGAATGTGCTGATGAGAATATTACCGTTCCAGACATCAATGTAACCGAGGTAATACCAGATTGTTCTAGTGACTTTAGTGGAGGTGTTTGCTCATGTGATATTTCAAATAGCTTTTGTGGTCAAATAAGCGGTTCTTGAGTAACCGCAGTTAGAGACTGTCCAAGTATAGTCTTTTAACCAATTATCAATTGTAAGCAATAAAATCATAGGAGGCCTAATTATGGCATCACAATCAAAAACTCAAGATTTCTTTATTGGAGATCTAGACCTTCGTCTTTCATTTGATCTAACTAAAGCAGGGGAACTTTCTCCAGCAGAAACTGTTGGTCTTATGACTCAATGTACAGTAAGTATGGTAACTAATGAGGTTAAGCTAAATGCAGGTTTTCCACAGCGTACTTATGCTAATGCTGTTGCTTCTAGAGATCTGACTATTACTGGTAATCTTAGTGAGTATACAGCATCTAACTTGGCTATGCTTTATGGTGATAAAGAAGCTTACTTGGAGTCTCTTAGTGCAACAGAGGCTGAAACAACTCTATCTGCTGATGTTCTTGCAGCTGCTACAACTCTAGCTGTTGTAGATTCTTCTGACTTTGCAGTTGGTGATGTTGTTTATATTGTAAGTGCTGATGACTCTAATGATGTATATGTAGCTAATGTTTCTAGTCTACCAGATGCTACATCTATTGAAATTTCTTATGGTTTGCCAAGAGGTTTTGTTAGTGGTTCACGAGTAGTTAAAGGTCAAGCTATTGAGCTTGGTTCTGCTGATACTGTTCCACCAATGACTCTTCAAGTTCTTGGTATTATGCCTCTTGATGGTGAGCCATTTATCTATGACATCTGGAAAGGCACTATTTCAGGTACAGTAGAGGTAGCTACTTCTACAGATGCTTTTGGTAGCTTGGCTTATACAATCAGTCCACTTACACCTTCTATTAAGGAAATTGAATGTGGTGTATTTGGTGATGATGCAGCTAAGAAAGCAGTTGTCAAGCACTTCAAGCAGGGTAGACTTCTCAAGAGTCTTTCTGGTACAACCTGTTAAAAATTCTCACCTTCGGGTGAGATAGTTTAAAAAGGCCTTCAATGTCCGCTGAAGGTCTCTTTAAACTATCTAGTAAGGCGGACATTATGAATGAAGAATTAATTCTAAATTATACAAACTCTACAGAGAAAAAACCTTTTAAGCTAACCTATGGGGTACATAAAGAATTACAGAATTATTTAATGAAGGATAATAACTTATTTAATATTTTCACTGATACTGTAATAGCCGATGAGATTCTTAAAATAGCTTTATCAGATAGAAATTCTCAAGGCCAAATTGTAAAAGAGTTTGTTGATTTTGATAGTATAGAATATTTAGATCTTAGGGCTCTTTTAGAGCTTATTTTTGATTATTTTCAAAATTTTTTTCTAGAGAATCAATTGAAAGTGGAGAAAGCAATTCAGAAACTAACTCCTCAGACTACAGCTTAATTGAAGGTCTTTTAGATAAACCTTTTGATGAACTATTACTCTGGTTATATAACTATAGACCAGATAAAGTAATAGAGGCTAGTTATTTATCTACAAGACAAGAATTACTAACTGCAGCACAACTTAAGATTGAGATCACCAATTTTAAGTACTCCGATATGTTTAAATTAATAGCAAGAGCTAATGGTAATGAAGTTAAAGGTCATAAAAATAGTAAACCTAGTAAAGAGCTTCCTAAAGCGGACTTCAATACTATAGCTGCCTTTATTGGAGCAATGTAATGCAATTAAATGTTAGTACTTTTATAAATCAGTTAAAGATATCTAATAGAGAAAACCCTGATTTATTTACTTCTATCTACTATAGAGGGAATAAATTAATTTTAAATTTAGAAAGTTCTATAGGTTCTATAGGTCTTTATACTTTTGAATTAGATAGACCAGTAAGAGATGTTAGACATCTTTTGAATAAAGAGGCTACTTATGTTAAACCTCTTAGTCAAATGCCTGAAGGTTCTAGTCTTGAATTATTAGAGTTAAAAAGAACTTTAGCAGTAGGTAAGCCTAAGAGTAGATATGGTAGTGATAATTTATCTTTTTTAGATTCTCTTAAATATAGTAGTCTTGATAAAGTAGTTAATGAATTCACTGCTTTGGCTGTAACTAATGAGATTAAACTAGGTAAGACTTCTTTAAATACCTTTGATAATTCTGAAAATGCTAGAAGGTATCATAGAATAGAAGCTCTTTGGAATAAATATGCCAGAGCTAATAAGATAGCTTATGATAAACCTATGGCTAAGAATCTTTTAAAGACTGTTAATTCTTTAGTACATAAAAGTTTAGAGCAAAGTTCTATTAATCCTGTAGTAGCTACTAAAGTACCAAAGCAGATTCAAGCTAAATTTAAAAAGGAAAGTATTCAACAGTCTAAAAATAGTAAACAAGCTAGTATTTTATATCAAAAAAAGATAGATAATTATAAGCAAGCTAGACTTGAAGAATACAAAAAGCCTGAGATTCATACTTTAAAGTATAATTTTCTTGTAGATAAATATGGCCTACAGCAGAAAGCTTTAAAAGTAGGTAATGAGTATGTTTTATTTTCTAAAAAAGGTATATCTGAAGGAGAAGTAGCTAGTCTAGCTGCAAACTTAAAACATGCTTTTGGTTCTTATCCTAAAGAGTATATAAATTTTAAAGTAATTACACCTGAAAAGGCTATTAAAGCTAAAGTTACACCTAGAGAGAGCTTTGTTTATAAACCTACTGAACTAGGCTATGAACAAGTTCAGGCTGGTATAGAGTCTGATATTTTAGAATATCCTAACTATGAGCCTATAGAAGTTGAGGTTAATGGCAAAAAATATACTAAGAAACCTGTAAGTCAAAGAACTTATGTTTATAGAGCTATGCAGAAATTAGTTCCTCAAGATAAGGAAATAGATCTATTAACTAAACAAGAACAACATAGTCTTCAACAAAAAGCTATTAAGTCTAAAGCCTATAAACAGTATTTGGAATTAGCTTCTGAAACTTTAAAAGCTTTCAGTAACCCTTTTGATAGCTATGCAACTACTAGTTGGAACTTAAATAGGTTAACTTATGAAGACTTAGCTCAGATAGCCAATAATTTAGATAGACCTAATAAGTATAAAGAGTTTCTTAACTATGATGCTTTTGTTGGAAAAACTCCTAAAGATCTTTTTAGCTTTGGTACTAGAAGAGCTATTATAAAAAATGCTATAGATCTTCAGTTTAAAAATAGTCCAGAGGAAGAGCTATTAAAGAAAAAGAAAGATCAAGCCATTAAAGTTGCTAGTAAATTTGGAATTTCTAAAGATATTATTGAAAATGAACTTGAAAATATTGATCCTAAACAAGGTATTAAACTTCTTAATAATATTGAGGATTTTTTTAATGAATCAGATTATTTAAGAAAAACTCAAGATATGTCTAAACTAGATAGGTATAAAGGAACTATTAAAAACTATGATGACTTTAAATCTATTGCTAAAAGTTTTGGTAAATCTTTTACTAAAAATCCAAAAGAAATTAAAAGTTTAGGTCTATTAACTCGTTATGCAAGAAATCCTATTCTTAATCTTGAAGGCCATATTAGAAAAGAGGTAGTTGATAGTACTATATATCATGCTATTAGACAAGCTCATAGTTTTAATAAGTTAGCAGATAATTCTCCTTTAAGTCCTAAGTATCTAGATGACTTCACTGCACTATTAGCTGATGAGGATAGGCTTAGACTGCTTAAGCTATTTAAAAAATTAGACTCTTATCCTATTACTAAACAAGCTATAAAACAGACTTTTGGCAGTGATAGAGCTATTATAGAGGCTCTATCTAAAAGAGATGATCAAGGTAGAAGAGCTATTGATAAAGCTATAGCTTTTAAAGATGGCGAGCCAGTAACTTCTGAAAAGCTTACTTCATTCATTGACTATGGGAGTAACTTAGAACTAGAGGCTCATCAAAAGGATGACATACAAAGAACTTTTGAAAGTTTGATTTTAGAAGAGCAGCATAATGAAAGACAAGCAAGAGAAAAAGGGGTTGCCTATAAAAGTAAAACAAGGGCAGAACTTTTTAATCAAGCTACTAGTCAAGTTAAAACTTTAGGAGTATTTGATGATAGCCTAGAAACTATTTCTTATTTAGATAAAGTATTTAGAACTGGAAAACCCTCTGTATCTGATATTTTAACAGCTACTGAGACTTTAAAACTGTGGAAACCAGAACTATTTGAAACTAAGTCTTTAGGTACTTCTAAAGAATTTTTAAAACCAGGATTTTTGAAAAGGCAAGTTAATAATCTTTATAGTGAATTAATGAATTATAATTTTGATATATCTAATGATCCCAAGAATATTTTTATTCGTTTGAGTCCTGAACTAGTTAAAAGACTTAATTCTATGTCTGAAAGTACTTATTACAAGCTTTGGCAAAGTTCTAAAGGTACACAATTTGATCCAGGATTAATTAAATTTAGTACTAATAAGGCTGAGTATGGGCCATTAAAACAGCATAAGGAACAACTTACTAAGCTAGTTTTTCCTGAAGATAATCTAGAAAGAACTGCTTATTATCGGACTAGAATTTTAAAATTACTAGATCCAGTAAAGATTAAAGGTGTGAATAAAAAGCTTTATAGTGAATTACAAGACTATTATGCCTCAACTAATGTGCTTACTACTAAGGATCTCAGTTTATATAATTTTTTAGAAGATAACTTATATGCACCAGAAAAAGGTCTAGAGTATTTGAATTTAGGAAGTATAAATCCTAATGAACTAATTGAACAAGTACTATATCCACAAAAGACTAAACAAGGAGTTTTAGCTCCAGTTAAAGATCCAAGGCATATAGGTGAGGTTAGTAAGACTCTTCTAAGTGATGTTCTTCCTAGTGATAAGGCTAAGCTTACTAGACTTAATAGAGGTAAAGCAGCTGCCGCTTTAAGCGATAAAAGAAACTTTTCTAGATTTCAAGCTCTTGGTAAAGGTTTTTTTGAGACTCAAAATATAGATGATCTTTTAGATGGTTTAAAAGGTCCTAAAGGTCTTACGGAAGCATTTTCTAGAGCAGCAACTGCCAAGATAGACTTAGTAGCTAATAAAGGCTTTAAGGCCTTTAAAGATACTACTTTTGGTTTAGAAGATTTTAAGGCTCTTAAAAATTTAACAGTTCCAGAAATAGAACAACGCATTAATGATATTTTTATTGGAGGTAAAAAGTATATTAGGGAGCAATATAATCTAGGAAGATATACAAATGCTAAAGCTGGTTATGAAGCTTTAGAAAGTTTAGTTAAAAGACTTCATAGTGCAAGTTCTCTTACTGGCTTTGATATTAAAACTAATCAAGAATTTTTATTTGATCTTTTTGACTATGATAAAGATCTTTTAACTAAATTAAAGACTAAAAGTTTAACAAAGTATTTAGATATTTATAGAAGTAGCCAACCTGTACCACAACTTAGAAGTGGAGATATTTTAGCTGATTATCAGGCTAGCACTTTAAGGGCCATTGAAAAAAGTGTTTTGGCTGAAGTTCTTCCTGGTGGAGGTTCAGCCTTTGATATTAAACACGCTGTTAAAGATGCCTCTTTTGATTCTACTTCTTTTGAATCTAGACGTTTAGTTGCTTTGAGAGAAACTTATAATAAATCTCTACCTTATGCTGATGAGCTAAAATTAGGTTATAATCCAGAAGGTCTTAAGCCCTCTAGACCTTTTCCTTTTAGACGTCAATGGAAATTAGGAAGTATAGGTGAGTTTTGGAATACTGAAAGTACTATGCTTATGCAGGAGTCATTTGCTTCTCCAGAAAAAATAAGAGATTATTTAACTCAGAAAAGGTTAAGCCTACAGACTGAAGTAGATTTATACTTGAGTTTAAGTCCAGAAAAAAGAAAGCTTTATTTTAAAAAGCCTCCTTGGGACAGGGTTTTAGATTTTAATGTTCTTTTAGAAAGGGAATTAGATTATCCTGGGGGTCAGTTAAGTTATAATAAAAAGTATAGACCTTGGCTAGTACCTGAAGAGCCAAAAAGAAAACCTATAGTTCCACAAAAAGAAGAGGTATTAGTAGGTACTAAAATTCATAAGCCTAAAACTACTACAAAAAATTCTGATGACGCTTGGTCTTCATTTTTTAAAAAGCACGGTACTAAATTTAGTACTGGAGGCAAAGTACCTGGTAAAGGGCATATTGATGAAGTACCAGCATTGTTAACTAAGGGAGAAGTAGTTTTAGATGTAGCTACTTCAGAAAAACTAGGTATTAAAACTCAAGATGATTATAATAGATTTAAGAAAAAAGTAGCCTCTGGACCTGTAGTTAAATTTGCTAGAGGTGGAATTGTTGATGCAGATAAATTAGCTGCCTCTTTAGATAAGCGTTTTACAGGATTAGATTTTGGTTCTCCAGAAGATGTAAATAAATTTACTAAAGTTTTAACTAGTTTAAATAAAGGCTTAGCTAAGTTGGGTACAACTATAGATCAAAGAACAGCTTTTACTAATGCAGCTATAGAAAGTATTATGCAAAAAGGTAAGGGTGTACCAACTAGTTACACTGCCAGTGAATTAAGACTAGATATTGAAGCTAATCAATTAGAATTTCATTTAAAAAGTGGTAAGGCTCTAGATCAGTTTACTGATATTTCAGGTCAAAATATAAACTATGATACTGCAAGAGGTTATATTTCTAGACTTGAGGCTAAAGGTCTTAATGTAAATAAAGCTAAATTATATAGTGCTTCAATAGAGGCTCAAAGAGCTGGATTTTCTGTTAGTGAATTTGAAAGTATGTTGAAAGGGGAGTTTACTGAGCCTATTCTAGCCAAGTTTCAAAATATGAGTGCTTTAGATAGTAGCTTACTTAAAACAGAATTACCAAATAGTATTACTAAAGGTTTAAAAGAAGCTCTTAAGTTCGCTGCTCCAGAAACTCCAAGTCTAGATAGTTTTGATAAGTTATTTGTTAAATTAGAAAAAGATGCTCCTCTACTTAAAAGAATTACAGGCATAGACTTTAGAGGTATAGATGATGTTTTACAAAGAGCAGGAAAAACTTTAAATACAGAAAATAGACTTCAAGAGTTTCATACTAGAGCTAAAGCTTTTGACTTTGAAAAGGTATCTATACCTAAAGGTACAGTTAGTGAACTCTATGAAATGCAAGATGTTTTATCTGGTGTTAACAAAGCCTTTAAAGAAATTGAGCATATAGGAGATACTAAAGCTAGAATAGGTTTTCAAGAGTTTACTACTGGAATAAGAGAATCTAGATCTATTAAAGAGCATGCTAATGCAAGAGCTAGAGAAATGGCAGCTTTGACTAAACAAAATGCTCTATTTGCAGCTTCTTATATTGGTATTAATTCAGTTCAACAACTTTTTGGTAATACTTTACAATTTCTTGGGGACTTTGATGATGCTTTAAAAAATCTTCAAGCTATTACTGGTGATACTTCAGAAGGCCTTAATGTAATGTCAAAGGCCATTAAGCAAGTATCAACTGATACTAAATTTTCAGCTTTAGAAATTTCTGGAGCTGCCACTATTCTTGGTCAAGCAGGTTTTAGTGCTACCGGTATTCAAAAATCTTTACAAGGGAATGTAGAATTAGCAACAGCAACTGGCTCTAAATTGGAAGACTCTACACAAGTTTTAACTTCAGCTTTGACTATTTGGGATACTTCATTAACAGAGTCTAAAAAATTAGCTAATGAATTCACTGCAGCGATTAATGAATCAAAACTAGATATTAATTCCTTAGCTTTGACTTTACAATATGCTGGTAATATTGCAGCTTCAGCTGATGTATCTATTACTGATTTAGTAACTTCAACTTCATTACTTAAAGATGCAGGTATTAAAAGAGGTTCAACGCTAGGTACAGGCCAACGACTTTTAATTAGTGACTTTGCTAATCCTACTAAAAAGTTTGCAGAGTCTCTAAATGATGCAGGCATTTCTATAGTGAAGTTTCAAGATGCTTTTAAATCTAAAGGTTTTCAAGGTGCTTTAAAGATGATGAAAGAGGCAGGCTATGGCTTGGCTTCTGCGTCTAAAGGTATGGAAGTAAGAGAAAAATCTATATACTTAGCCTTAATTAATCAGTTAGATCAATTTGATACTTTTAGAGAAAGTATATCTGGTACAGAGGCAGCGACAGTTGCCAATGTAGTACAGATGAGTGCTATTGGTAATAAATTTAAAAATATGGTTAACTCTTGGCAGATTGCAGCAAATGACACTGTTGATAATGCTAGTGGTCTATTTAGAAGTGCCTTAGATGCTTTAACTATTAAGCAAGAAAAACCTAATCCTAGAGAGACTTTTATTAATCTTAATAGAGATATGTCTAAGGGAGAAAAGCCTTTTACAGAGAGTTCTTTAGTAGGTGCAGGTTTAGAACTAGGTCTAGCAGGTTTAGTGGCTGGTACAGCAGCTAAAGAGTATATAGGTACTACTTTAACTAACCTACCTAGAGTAGGTGGAGCTGTAGGTAAGTATGGTGCTTTGGGTTTAACAACTTTAGGAGCAGGCTTGGCTGGAGCTACTTTTGCTCCTGAAGGGAATTCTATGGAGGGAGCCATAGAAGCAATATTACCAGCTTTAGCTTATGAGGGTATGATTAATAAAATAGAAGCTAGAAATGAAGCTATTAATCAAGGTGCTAGGGGTACTAAAATTTCTGGTATTAGGAAAACTGGTTTAGGCGTGGCAGCTGGACTATTAGTAAATGCTTTTTCTGGTGGTACAGAATCTGATAGTGCGTGGACTAGAGCTCTTGCTTCTGGAACTGAATTTGGAGTAACTGGAGCTTTAGTTTCTAAAAATCCTCTAGCAACTGTTGGGTCAGCAATAGTTGGAGCAGTCTATGGTGCTCTTAATGAACCTAATAGACCTGAGAATGGTTTGTTTCAAGTTCTAGGTAATACTTCTAATGCTCTTAAGTCTTTAAATACAGAAATAGAAGCAGTGTCTAAGTTTTCAAGACAAGTAGTTAGTCAGCAAAATTCAGCCTATAAGATTTTTAGTGAAGATGATCTAGGCACTATTGAATTAAAAAAGAGAGGGGTTATTTCTCAAGCTACTGAATTAGTAGATAATATTCAAGGTCTTGAAGGAACTGTAGCGTCTTTATCTGGTGAAGATGTAGTTAGAAGTATAGTTGATTCTCTTAAAAATATAACCCCAGAAAAAATAAAAGCTGTCAATGAGGGTAAGGAAGTTTATAGAGTTAATAGACTAGTAGTTAATGAAGCAGGTACTCTAGAACTAAAACAACTAGAGTATGGAGGTAGTTTTCAAGGACTAGTATCTAAACTAATGGAAGAAGCCGTTAGTGTTACAACAAATCAAGTAGATAAACTTACTCAAAAGAAATTATTTCCAGTAATTGATAGTTTAAATACTGATAAATTAGAATCTTTAGCCGACAATGCTAAAACTCAAGATGAACGTTTAACCCTATTTACTCAAGCTATTAAGCCTATTATAGATATTAGAAAGTCTAATCCAGCCTTTACAGAGAGAAATCAAGATGAATTAATTAATCTTATGGAACAGGCAAGAAATGCAACTGCCACTTCAATTTTTGAAGGTAGAAATGCTGAGGCTTGGAAAACCGTTTGGAAAATGGATAAGCAAATTGACTCTTTTAAAAGAAGTCTTAATACAGCAGCTACAAGTATTAAAACTCTTCCAGAAAGTATAAACTATGCAAAAGCTGTAATAGATAGATTGAAAGCTGAAGGTCTCTCAGATAAGGAAATAAGGAGTAGTACAAAATATAAACTTGCTAGAGAGAAATATGTTGATCTAGAAAGATCAAGAGGAGATATAGGCTATTTAGTAGAACAAGCTAGAGATGGTAGAATTAGGCTAGATGACTTTCAGAAAAAGTCTAATAAGATTTATAAATCTATTTTAACCACTGCTAGTACTAATATTGAAGATATGATTTTAAATCAAGGAGTTACTCTTACTAATTTATCTGTACAAGTAGCTAAAAATCTCACTGCCTTAGATACAAAAGCTTTGGCCTCTATGAGAAGTTCTATGGGCACTTGGGGTAAGGATATTGTACCTTTAAGCAATAAAGAAATTATGTCTTTAGGTAAGGATTTAATAACAGCTGATGTAGGTAATAAAGCTTTAGAAATGTCTAAAGTTCCTCTTGATAAAAGACAAGATATTAAGCTTAGAGATATTAGACAGATAAGTGCTTTAAATGTTAATTTAGCTTCTAAAGAAGTAGTTCTTGCTGATAAGACTAGAGCTATAGTTAGCAATAAAGTTGAGAATCTTTTAACTGGTTTTATTAAAAATGTTGTTAGCCAGTCTTCATCTGAAGGTCTAGGGTATTCTGAATATAGACTCTTTAATCAATTTGATAAGTTTGCCAAAAAACTAGGTTATAAAAGTTTACAAACTGCAGATAAATCAAGGCTGGGCTATTATGAGTTAAAAAATTTAAGTTATCCTGAACTTACTAGTGTTTTTAATGAAACAACTTTAGATAAACTTAATAAGCTTGGAGAGAGAACCCTTGAAGCTCTTAAGTTAAGTAAAAAAAGAGCTGAAAGAGATGTACAAACTAAAAAAGCTCAAGCTGTAGAAGATACAGAGACTAATTATCTACGTGGAGCTCAAAAAATAGCTAGAGATTATATTAGAGGAGATAAGAAAATAGCTTTAGCTAGAGCTAGAGGTTTAGAAGATATTAATAAACAAGCTGAACGTGGTATGATAGATCTTCGTAAAGGTCATAAAAGAGGTATGGAAGACCTAGCCATTGCTGAACGAAGAGGCTGGCAAGATATAGCTATAGCTACTGAGAGGGGTCTTCAAGATATAGCCATAGCTAGAGTTCGTGGTTATCAAGATATAGCTAAATTTGAGCGAAGAGGTTGGCAAGATATAGCTATAGCCAGATCTAGAGGCTATCAAGATATTTCTATTTCAAGAGAAAGAGGCTATCAAGATATTTCTATAGCTAGAACTAGAGGCTATCAAGACATAGCTCAAAAAAGAAAATATGGCGTTGAAGATATTCAACTTTCTAATGCAAGAGCTTTAGAAGATATTGCTAGAGGCTTTGAAAGAAATTTCGCTGCCCTTAATTTAAGAGCAGATAGAAGTAGAGAAGACTTAGATCTTAAAATTTCTAGAGCTAATGAAGATCTACTAAAGAAGACTGGTAGAGCTTTAGAGGATTTAACTACGTCATATGAAGATAAGCTAGAAGATATTCACAAGGCTTATAGACGACAAGTAGATTCTCTAACTAGACGTTATACTTATAATATTGAAGCTATTAAACGTGGCTATGAAGATAATTTAAAAGCTATTGGTAGAGCAAGACAAGATACTATAGATTTCTTTTATAGAAGTTTAGAAAGACCTCAGGTTATAGATCTAGGTCCAGATGCTCTTCTTAAAATTGCTAATAATCTTAATGATGTGAGTCTAGCCACTAATGCTCAAAAAGCAGCTTTAGAGGCTAATACTTCAGCAGTTAAACAACACACTGCCTTGTTAAAGACTCAGCAAAGTATAGTAAAAGAAGCCTATAAAGAAGCTTATAAAAAAGTAGGTGGAAAAGTTTATAATGACAATGGCACTGTCAATCAAGATTTTGTAGACCAATATAAACTCTATATGGATAAGAATTCAGGTAAACTTATTGACTCTACTATAAGTCTTGCTATTGATAGAGCTATGGCTGGAGGTGGTTTTAATATTACTCAAGCTTTAACTAATCCAGAGTATATTGTAAGACAGGTATCTAACCCTAGTGCAGCAATGACCACTGGAGGAGCATTAACTAGCACTGGTTTAAGTAATGATGAAGCAGCAAGTGCTTTAGCAGGTTTACAAGCTGGAGAAGTTAGAATATCTACTACAGCTGGAGTTTTACTAGAGGCTAAAGGTGGAATGGAAGGTGCTCTATTCGATTTAGAAACTTCTATGCTTCAGTTTGATATTAAAATTAGAGAGGCAGGAATTAATCTAGGTATAGCGCTTAGAGAAGCAGCTATTCAATATAATCAACAACTGCTTGAAGCAGCTATAAGTCTTTCTCAAGCTTTAGAAGATCTAGAAACTTCTAATAGTAGAAGTCTTAGAGACATTAATTTAAACTTAGCTCGAGGCTTAGATGATATTCAATTAGCCTATGCTCGAGGTCTAGAAGATTTGAATAAAGCTTTTGCTAGAGGCTTGGAAGACTTACAATTGTCTCATAGATATGCTATGGATGATTTAGAGATTAGAACTTCAAGAATGTATGAAGACCTAGAGAGAAGCTTAACTCGAGCTAGTGAATCTTTAGAATTAAGCTTAACTCGAGCTGGTGAAAATTTAGAACTTAAGTTATCAAGAGCTACTGAAGACTTAGAATTAAAATTAATTAGAGCTGGTGAAGACTTGAGTCTAAAAGTACTAAGAGCTGGTGAAGACTTAGAAATTAGACTGTTTAGATCTGGAGAAGACTTATATTTAAAAACTCAAAGAGCTGGTGAAGATCTATCTCTAAGAATTCAAAGAGCTGGTGAGGACTTAGAGCTTAGTTTGTCTAGAGGCTATGAAGATTTAGGTGATAAGTTAGCAAGAGCTACTGAAGATCTTAATACTAGATTTAATAGAGCTGGAGAAGATTTAGTTACTAGAGTTACAGAAGCTCTAGCTGATTTAGAAATTTCTAGAGCTCAACGACTTGAAGATCTTGAAACTGGCATTGGCAGAGCTATTGAGCATTTAGGTCAAGGTGTAGTGGATGCTGGAGAGAATTTAAAGACTAAACTAAGAGAAGCTGCTGAAGACTTAAGAGGATCTATGTCTGAGGCTATGAGTAATGCTATGGTTGAGGCTACTACAGCAGCAGTTAACACTGTGATGGCCGGAGACATTAAAATAGAGAGTCTCGAACAAAAAATTAATAAGGCTTTACAAACTTTAAATCTAAATGCTGAATTAATTATTAATCAAGTAGCTGGAGCTTGGGCTACAGCCTTAAGTAGTGAGCAGCTTAAAAATGCTATGAGAACTACTTCTATACAAACTTTAAGAGGTCTATTTACAAATTTAAAGATGCCTTTAGATGTTTTGACTAAAAATCTTGATAGTCAAATTGCTAGCGGTTTTGATATAAAGTTTTTTCCATCTTTAAATGTTCTAGCTGGTACTATAGATAATAATACGACAAAAGTTTCTAGAAGCTTGAGTTCTTTTGGTGCTAAAATAGACGGTGCAGCGAAAGCAGCTGATCAAAACATATCTAGTGCTAGAGCTAGTTTAGCAACAGTTAGCCTAAACTTAGAAGCCATAGGTTTAGACTTAAATACTTCAAGTTCTTTAATAGAAGATGCAGGATCTAGTACCAGAAATGCGGCTAGTACCTTTTTAGACGATGTTATTACAACAGCTCAAGAGACAAAGAAAGCTGCTGAAGTTTTAAGTCAAATTAAAATAACTGATATAACTAAGAATATTGTAAATAACACTACTAATTTAGTTAGTAGTGTTACAGGTATGAATAGTATAGCTACAGCTATGGATAAAGTAGCCATAAGTATTACTCATACTACTAACGCCGCTGTGGCTCAAATTTCACAAGCTGCTGATTTGGTTGCTAATCAAGCTGCTCAGGCAAATAGAATTATTAATATGAGTGTTCTAAGTACTCAAGGAAGCTCGGGTAATAATGATATAAGCATTACTAGATCTAATAAATCTGCTGGTGGATTAGTTGCTCCAGGAGTTTATGGTGGAGGAGATAAATATCCTCATTTACTAGAGGCTGGTGAATATGTAATAAGAAAAGAGATAGTTAAAGACCGTGGAATTGAATGGTTTGAAGCTTTAAATAATAATTTAGTTACTCAAATTGCTAATAGCTCTAATACATCTAGATTACCTTCTAATTCAGGAAGTGTATTTAATGTTAATATTGGAGTACAAGCTGAGGTAAGTACTTCAAATATAGAGCAGCATATAGATCAAATTGCTGACGGTGTTAAAAGAGTCTTTGAGGAGTATAGTTAATGGCTATAATTGATAGATACTTATATGAAAATCTTACTTATACTATAGGTACTGGTAAAAAACCAGTACTTGTAGATACTACTTTAGTGCATCCTAAAATAGCTATACCCAAAGTTACTTGGGAAATTGACTTTGGAACTGTTTCAGAGGAATTAAAAAATGCTATAGAAGAAACTATTTTTAAAGAGCCAAATAATACAGGTATAAACTGTGCTGTGGGACCTGCCTATGTAATTGGAAAATACGATGATGGTTTTAATCCAATAGAATATCACTTAACTTATCTATTTGAATATGAATATTATAGAACTTTTGTTGATAGACCTATAGGTTATACTGTTGTTGGCACTGATCATTTATTGGATATAGGCATTACTATTCCAATAAATCAAAATGAAAATGATCCTATAGTAATTATACCCACTAAAACTGAATTGTATAGAAAACTCTTTTACAAAGAGAGTCTAGTTAAAGTAACTCATATAGCTAATGCTATTTCTAAAATGAGAATGAAATTTGATGAAGTTTATAAACCTTTATATAATTCTCCTGGTATGTTCATTGTAGGGGCTTCTGATGCTAATTACATTACTTGTAGCTAATTCTTATAAGATAGCAAATCATCTAAATAATTCAGATGCTGTCTATATAGACTCTTTAAAAATAAATTCTTTAGTTTCAAAAAAAGGTCTAGCTATAGATAAAGTATCTTTTACTATTGATACCGAGTCTTTAGATACTTTAAATGAATCTTTCTTTTATCTTAGTTATAATACTCCTATAAAATTATTTATCGATGATTTATTAATACTTGATGGTTTTATTAGTACAGTCAATGTTAGTTCTAAAGCTGTTGTATCCTTTCAAATAGCTGATAAAATGGAATATTTCTTAAGACAATCTTTTGTACCCTCTATTGCTTCAGTTTGTCAAAATCAGATCTATTCTAAGTTCTGTGGCCTTAGAGCTTTAGATTTTCATTTATTAGCTACTCAAGTAGAAATTAATTGTCTAACTGGATTTTTTTACTACAGAATTGATGGTTTTAAACTTTTTATAGGTCAAAATGAATATGACTTTGAGCCTATAGATGGCAATTTACATTTATATGATGGAAATTCTCAACTTTATGGCAATTTAGACATTCCAAATAACTTATTTAAAAATCCAGATAATTGGATTGGAATGATTGTTATTATTAATGGAAAATATAAAGCCACTGTAACAAGCTATACAGAGAATAAATTTTTTCTTTCTCTTAACTATCTAGACAAAAGAATTATTGCTGATACTCTTGATTTTTATATGCCTTGTGATAAGACCTATGGAACTTGTGCAGTTAGATTTAATAATACTAATAACTTTTGGGGTTTTCCTAATACAGGTTTAAAGCTAAAGACTTATTCAATTTTCTCTGCAGACAGTTTAGAATATTGTGGAAGTGAAGAAGCTGAACTGCCACAAGAAGATTGTCCTTTAGATCATAGTTTATTTGGAGTTGAGATATGAGTTCTAATAGAGTAGAGAGCTTTGTAGGTGCTCAAAATTTTTGTACAGGGTCTCAAACAGACTATGCTACTTGTATTACAAATAATATGAGGTTTTTACCTTTTACTGATGATACTTATAAGCCTAGTAGCTATGCTGGTATTAATATATCTAATAGCGAGCTTTCAGCTTTATCTGGTAAGACCTATGTAGATGCAAAGCCATTAGCTATAGCTAATATCTATGTTAGAAAGATGATGAAAAATGACTATGGTGTTATTTCTTTCCGATGTAAAGATGTTTATTCTCAGCCTAGATTACCTTTACCTAGACTACAAGATCTTGGGCTTGAAAGTTATGAAATAGTTAATATTGTAGATGTTATACCTGAGCCTGAAGAAGATCAAGATTTATTCTATGGAGTGCCACTACTTAATGAAGACGACTGCTTAGGAGACTATAACTGCTTATTAAATGTATACTTAACTAACAGTATTAATCTTTCTATAGGATTATCTAGATCTTTAGGTCTAGTAGTTAATAGTGGTGATTCTATTCAGTCTATTATAAATAATATGGGTAATTACTATCAATTACCAGCTGAAGCTAATATACTAGGAGACAATATACTTATTTCTGAGGCTATAGCTACTAAGCTATTAGAGGAATTACAAAAACTTAGCCTAATAATTAATCCTAGTCATGATTATTTTGTAATTATGAATAATATGACCATAATAGCTGATAGTTTAGTTAGGCTTATTCAAAATCAAGATATAGGTATAGATCTATATGATAATGTTGTTCAGCCTTTAGTAGACTCTATTGATGAGCATACAGATTTTGCTTACTATGATTTTAGTATTACTGATGGTGTTTCTGAATATTTAAAAACCTATGACTATAATTTTCTATTTGGAATTAGCTATCAAGAAAAACTTGTTATACAATCTTTTGGAAGTACTCCTAAAATTGACTATACTGAAGAGAATTATAACTATTTATTGATCTCTATAGAAAATAAATATGCTATGGAAATATATAACGCAACTAACAATATTATTTTAAAAATTCAAGAGCTTTATAATTATAGTAATGTATCACAAATTACAACTGCAACTGAAATAAATTTACGTCTTTATAATGAAATGATAGTTTATAAAGACTACTTTACAGTTAATCTTTTAAATAAATTTAATGATCCTAAGTATAATGATGTAATTTTGGCTCTAATTAATCTAATAGATAATTTCACTGTACAGTATAGTGGTGGTACTAATATAATACATAGAGTAGCTACTTTATATAATCCTACAGACCCAGAGGCTAAAGAAAGAGTTATCTCTGAATTAGATAAATATTTTAGTGAAGTTGGTGATAATTATAAAATTTTACTAGCTCAATTTTGGGATATTTATAGCTTAGCTTTTAGTCTTGATAGCTCTAAGGTAACCACACAAGAATTTGGTTTAAACTTTAAAGACTCAGGAGATTTTTATTTTGCTGATGTAGCTTATAGTCTAGCCTATAGTAGGATTGTAGGACTCAAAGGTTTAATTATTGATGATGAGGTTTATGACTTATCAGATATAACTACTTTAGGAGGAAATATTACTCCAGAGGTTTCACAAGCTGGTTGTGTTAAATACACCTTTACTAGACATATTATGCCAACTTATAGTCCTACTATAGAGATGTATCTTTATCCTGGAACTCCAGATCAACCATACTGTCCAACAGTTAATAAGTATCATAACTATAATGCTTGTTCTTATAGTGGTATTTTTACAAAGTTATTAGAGCCTATAGATCAAAATGGTGATGCTAATATAGGTCTTTATGTTTTTAAGAACTATAGGCCATTAGAAAAGACTGTTGAAGAAGTTACTAGAATTGGAAAATTTAATATTAATAGTATTAATCTTAATGATCCATCTTTAGATGATAAAAGTTATGAAGCTATGGTTCAAAAGGAAATTTTAAATTTGACAAATGCAAGTTCTATAATTAATAGTACTATAACAACAGATGATTTTAAATACTATCTTAGTAGTAAGATAGTAGATGAAGTAGCAGTTAACAATTATCCTAATCTAGCTTTAGTGGAGTTTAAAAAATTTCCTATAGGCTCAAGCTTAAGTCTTCCTAAAATAAAACTTTTAGTTGAAGCTGATGATCCAGCATTAAAGGTTTAAAAATGAATCTTACACAAATTACAGCTGCAGTTAATCAACATAGATCTTCTTTTGAATCTTTAGGTGATTTAATTGTAGATAGCCTATATATTTTAGAAGATATGACTTTACAATTTAAAGATCTAAGATCTTTTTATCTCTATTTAGCTCAAGTACATATTTTAGAACCAATATTTCATGGAGAGAAAGTAACTTTTATACCAGCAGATATAGCCTCTGCTTTTATTAGTCTCTCTTGGAAAAACTTTAAAGAGTTATCTTATATAAATAATGAATATACTCTTGAGTTTAAAGCAAATACACTAGAAGAAAATCCTTCTATTAATTTTATAGATCTAGGTTTACTTGGTGAGTCTAATACTTATAAACCCTATGGAAGTACAGGTTCTAGGTCTATTAGATCTAATTTAACTAAAGATTTAATGGGTATTAAAACCTTTTTTGATACTAATTTTAAGTTTAAATTATACAGAGGTACCATTAGCTTCACTGCCAGTACAATTTTTGAAAAAGGTACTATTATAGATATAGAAGATAAGGCTCTTTATGTTTTAATTATAGAATTTAGAGTAAATTTTAAAACTGGAACTGTAAGCCACACAGGTATGGTTTTAGCTAAAGGATAAAGATGTTAAGATTCAAATATACAACTAATTCTTCTAGACTAGATTTACCTTATCATATTTATGGTATTACTAGTGATACTGAAAGTGTAGAGATAAAAGTTAATGGTAATAGCATTGGCTTTTATAAGCCAAATATGACTTTAGAGTCTTCTACATACAATTTTTCTAAGTTTTTTTGGCCTGAAGAAAAACTTTTACAGTTACTTATTACTGGCAGTAGACAAGAGTATAGTCCAAAAGAAAATGAAATTTATTTTAATAAAAATACCATTACATTTGTTAAACTAGAAAATGGCTTATATCTCTATAGACATGAAGATAGAGTCAATTATAGCTGGGAAGAGAATAAGAGATCTAGATTTTATTTTAATCCTAAGTATTTTAATTCTGAATATCTATGGAAGCTTAGGACAGGGTATGTTCCAACAAAAGAAAATTTAACCTATCAATGGCCTAAAGGATATGAACAAGAGCTATTTTTACCCACTACAGTTATTTTTCAAGATAGTAACTATTGGTATGATAAAAAAAGTTTTTCTGATGTTGAACCTCTAAAAAATGATTATTTTAGTTTACCTGAACAAGGACCTGAAATTATTTTAAATTTAACTCATATAATTGAGCTAGATTTAAAAAATGGTGATAGCTTAGAAATTAGTAATGGCAAAGATACAATTAATACCACTGTAAATATTAGTGAAGAAACTAGTTTTAATAACTTAGATTTCTATGAAACTGACAGGCCTTTAATTCATGTTGAGTTTAATTCAATAAACCCTAATAAGTTAATTCATTATTCTCAAGGTTTATTGAAAGGTTCAAAAGAGCTTATCCAGTTAAATCTTTACGGTAGTGATGTACAATTTAATATACGAAGGATATAAAATGATTAGAGTTAAGAGTAGAAAACCTAGAACTGTCAGTAGACCCTCTAAGGTTATCGTAGACAATGATAAAATGGCAGTTGTAGAGTTTATTTATGGAAATGTATGGGTAAGACATATGATTTTTAAGGCTAAAGGCTCTGTTAAAAAAGGTCATAAGCATAACTTTGATCATATTCATTTTGTAGCTCATGGTTCAGTAGAAGTTTTTGAGCTAGGTGAACATGGTGAGAAAAAATCACTAGGTATCTATAAAGCTGGTGAATTTCTTAGGGTACCAGCAGGAATGGCTCATACAGTAGTAGCTCAAGAAGACAATACTATAGCATACTGTGTACAAGCAGTTCGTGATGCTTCAGGTCTTGTAACTGAAGATAACTTAGACTTTAAAAATACGAGGTTATAACTATGGCAGATTATACAGTTGATTTTACTAGTGGCTCTACTCAAACTATCAGTCATGAATTTCAAAATTTAGATGATACTATTTCTATTGACATTCCTCAAGGTATAGTTAAAGTTAGATCAGAAGATACTGGCTATGACTATAACAATGGTGACTATGAGTACTTTGGTACTGGGGTATTTTTTACTTTAGAAACTGAGGATGGAGAAATCTTTATTCAACCCAATAAACATTCTAGTCAGGAAGATGGTAGTTACAGTGAAGCTACTCAAATTCTTTTAGAAGTAGAAGATAAAGCATACTTAAATGTTGGTCTTTCAACTGAGGGTTTAGATGACAATGCTTTACCTCAAACGATAGATATTACTTTTGAACTTTTAAGTAGTTCTCTTATTCCTGTATTAAGAAATACTAAAGGTTCTGAACTGACTTTTGAAGAGCTTGATACTAATTTTAATGTATCTTGGGAAATGGGAAAAAGTAATTCTAGTATGATAGCTCAGTTAAAAGAAAATTTATTTACAAGAGGTTTTGACACAATGGAGACTTTAGCAGATGGTACAAGTAGTGTTTCAGTCTATTTATCCGTTCTTTGGGATAATTACTATGGAACAGCTGACTCTGTAGAATTTGCATCTGCCTTAGTTCATATACTTTATAATGATGGTCAACAAGTTGAACTTGGCTTATTACAGCTTATGGTTTATAATGGTGATCTTTATTTTAATGTTATAAAATCTCCGAATAATCTTACTTTAAATAGTGTATCTTTAGATACAGTAGGTTCTGAAAGCGATATGCAAGAGGAATATATGAGAGGTTGTCCTATAACTACAATATTTCTGTATTTCAGCTATACTCTAGCAGAAGGAACTGACGGTGAATTAGGCTTACTTCAACCACGGTTTACTAGATCTTTAGTTGAGGGTAGTTAATACTTAAATGTCTTATTCTATTAAAGGCTATATGCCTATTGGTTATGCTATAGGGGAACAAGCTTGTCAAAGTTATTCTCCTATAGGCTATATACCCGCTGGATATGTTGTTAGTGGAGATATAAAATATGCTCAGAGTGGCTATATGCCTATTGGTTATTCTGATGATACTTTATGTTTAGAAGAAACAAACTGTATTGGCTATGTCGCTAGTGGCTATATGGTCGATGGCTATGCTGAATGTTTAGAAGAAACAAGCTGTATTGGCTATGTCGCTAGTGGCTATAT